AAAGCATCTTCTGAAAATCTATCCTCTGCTCTACCAACACATCTGATTTTATAATGCTCAATATCTTCCATGCCATTAAACGGATCTACAAGACCAACTTCATCATTGTATGCCATCGCATTGATTGTAAAATCTCTACGCTTTAAATCTTCTTTAAGATTTCGTGTAAATGTTACACTATCAGGTCTACGACTATCTGAGTAATTACCGTCAATTCTGTAAGTGGTACATTCATATCCATCACCGTCAATTACAATGGTAATAGTTCCATGTTGCAAACCAGTTTCAATAATTCTCTTGTCCTTGAATACTTCCATCATTTCATCTGGTGTGGCAGAAGTTGTAATGTCATAATCGTGAATTGGTCTGCCAAGAATACTATCTCTCACACAACCTCCGACTAAGAAAGCCTCATATCCATTATTTTGTAGACTATGTATGATTTCATTTGCACCAGATGGAATTTCAATTTTTAGATTAGATTTCACCTTTTACCACCCTTTCATTTACACTAGCAACAAATTCATTGATAGCCTTATAATTAGGATTATCAGGAAGATTTGTGTTCTTCTTCGCATAATCCAATCTCTTTTCATAATCATTTACCATTTCAAAGAATTCTGGGATTGGCTGATCGTTGCTATCCAAATACTTACCATTACGAATATCCATAAGTAAATCATGTTCGTCTTCTCTATACGTGATTATTCTCTCTTTTTCAAGAATATCCAAACACATCATATACAGGCGAATCAAATGCATTGAATGTTTAGCAATTTTACCATGTTCAATTGCTTTTTCATTTCTCTTACCAATTTTTCCATACTGACGAACTGTATTTTGAAGCTCATTCCACATAGAACAATAATCTCTCAATGGATAATGAGTAAGGTTCACGTCCATAAAAATTTCTGTGTCATAACCTTTCTGCACAGCTTTATCAATATATAACTTCATTGAATCATCTGAATATGGTGTATATTTCTTTGTGAAGTCAGTCTGCATAAATTCAAGAGTCTTTAGAATATGTTTCTCTAATTCAGACTGCGACATCTGATGTGCAGCTTTCTGATTTAATCTGTATAACTGCTGATTAGCATAACCGCCAAACGAATGGCAAGCTCTCTTTGATAAAAATAAATGTGCATTATCAATTAACTCCTGACCAATAGGTGATACATAAAAGTAATGTTCAGGCTTATTTCCAAGCATTTCTATTGTATTAGGATTGGTGTTACTCAATAATGCAACCAATTTATTAAATGCATAAATCGTGGTATCTGTTTCATTGTTTACAAATTGCTCAAAATTCTCATTTGTGAGGATCTGCATTTTACTATTCAATGCACAACCACGAATATCTAAATCACTACCATCATTATTTGTTCCATATGCATGACTTCCACCAAGAGTTAAGATAATGATATTGTTACCCAAATTCTTATCTGTTCTCAGGAAGTCATATTCTTTTGATTTTAATTTGTCCTTAATCTGTTCAATTGTCATTGTCTTAACCTCCAAAATTTTATATATCTGTTTTGGCACGTTCCTTAAAGTTTGGAATGTCCTTATTATCCTTGTTCCGAGAACGAATTAAATATACATATAAATTTGACATTGTATTATTCTCTCCTGTCTGACTATTCTAACACTTATTTCTCTTTTACATAAATTGAATATCCAGTGCCATAATATCCATTTCCATCAGTTCCATCTACTTGTACAATTTTAATTTTAATATTTTCAGCATAAACAAAAATTTTATATGATAAATCTCCATCACCTACTTCATCACAGGCAAATTCTACATTGGTAATAACATTGTCACATGAATTTAATTCAGTAACACTATAATTACCAGAGGCACAACCACCACACCCTATATTTCCTATTATTTCTAGTTCCACACCGTTGTCTAAAATCAGTGTATCCATATCAACCTTAACAATTTTATGATACAATAATAGTTCTTTAATTCTCTCTTCTTCATAGTAACAAATTTCTTTGTTCATATTTTCACCTCCAAAATTCCTCAAGAAATGTGCGTTTCTTTCTAATGTAAAATATATACCATATATAGTATATATTGCTTATTTTCAATACTATATATGGTATATCCATAACAATTACTCACTTAATTCTGCAAGTGCCTTATCCAGATCCTCATCAGACATATTTTCAAGTGCCGCATCCTGTCTCTTAGCCTTGATTTCAAGCAATCTCTGTCTCATCTCAGCATTTTTCTTAGCGTCTTCTCTCTTCTTCTTCTCATCCAACTTCACGCCAACAATATACTTAACAATTTCAATCTTGTTAGAAATCTCCTCATCTTCCTTTGACTTGGTATTTAGAAGACTTTCTTCCTCAGACTTCTTTGCTTCTGCATTGAGTGTCTTAAACACTGAGTCCAGATTTGTGAGAGATAAATCCCACAAATCAATTACATTAATCATTCCTCTGAATGGGAACTGATAGTTTGCTCTTGTTGCATTGATAAATAATTCGTTGTTTGTCATAATAATAATCTCCTTTTCTAATTAAAACTTAATCTTCATTACACGCTCTGTTGCGCCCTTAACCTTAACAACTAAATCTGCTCTCTTTGTCATAGAGAATCCAATCCCTGAAAGCTGATCGTCAGTATCTTCTACATGACACTTAGCACCTAAAGCCTCAAATACTCTCTTATGCTTCATTAAATCATTGTCAAGGAACTCAAGATAGAATCCATTAGGCTCTTCGCTATTTACACAATCCTTCAGGAAGAAGAATAAATGTCTATGACCAATTCCATCCTGCTCGTCAAAATAGTTTGGACTGTAACTAATTACTGATACAGGAACAAACTGATTGGTATTTACACCCCAAATCTCACGACTTGAGATAGATGAACTTCCAGACAGCTTTTCCTTAATTGAGAAGTTGCCATTCTCGTCAAGTGTAACTTCTGCCACCTGAACATTACCAGAAACAGGATTATTATATTCAAACGCAAAAATCTCACCATTGAACTCAATTTCTGCCTTAAATCCTTTACTTCCTCTTGCTGCATACTGATTTACAAAGAACTTATAAACACCTGGCTTCATATAAGACATATCTGCCCATGTAATATTTTCCACAGAAGGTTTTCCTGCCATCTGCGTCATAGGGCGTGTAATATCAATATCTAACTGACCTCCACATCTTGAAGTTTCTGGTTTTCTACAATTACCAAAATAAATCTCGTTTCCATCAGGTTCTTTGCAATGCGCATCAAGGTCACTGTTGTCATTTTGTCCCTCATTCCACATGATTGAAAATCTGAGTACACCGTCAACATTACCGCCAGCAGCTTTTACATTCTGCTTCATATCAGAGTCAGTAATGTTTCCTGAATAAGCCCAAGATAATCCATTATTCCATTTGAACATTGTCTTAGCATCTGGATTAACAGGTGCAATCATAGAAACAAAGTTCTTCTCATGTTTATTCTCTACAAAAGCTTCAATCTCCTTTGCAGTTGGAAGTACCTTATCAATGAAATCCTGTGCTGAAATCTCTTCAACCTTAGAAAATTTCTTAGGACTTACAGCGACATCCTTTTCCATCTGACCAAAAATATCATCTGCACCAACCATTCTTCTTGCAGCACTCTTATTTGAAAACAGTACATTATTTACAGTAATATCATTCAGATTAGCAAATCTTCTCTGTAATGAATCCATATATCCAAGTTCTGTAATGGTCTTCTTTGCATCCTCAAGCATCTTCTTTGTAAAAATAGCCTTTGGTCTTTTATAGTTGCTCGGTGCTGTAATCTGCTCATACTTCTTAACTGCTGTATCGAGATCCATATCCTCACTTACATTAATAAGAAGTGTTCCAATAGAATGATTTCTAATTCTACCGATAGCCATACCTGCTGTTACCGACTTCTCCCAAGCATATAAATCCTTTTCAGTATCAGAAGTCAGCTTATCGTATTCCTTCTTATACTTCTTGAACTCTGTGAGTACGCCTTTCCACTCTTCGCCCTTGTAAAGTGTATTTGAATTGATAAGTTCAAGAATTGTATCAAGTGCATCCATAGTAATTTCATCGAGAGAACGCTTAAATACATTTCTTGTATCTCTGAACTGTCCTTTAACTTCCTCGTTAGAACGACTACTTCTATTTACGAACTTGCTTGGAAGCTCTAAGAAGAAATGATCCCACTGATGAGACTTTCCATTGATTTCCTCAAAGTTAAAATCTGTACCAATCTTAGGGAACTTAGTTGTATAAATATCTGTAACTGTATGAGCTTTTACAAAAGCATCAAGTGCATCACATACTGGTTGATATGTTGTATCACCAAGATTCAGTTCCCAAATCGTATGAATCTGGTTATCATTGATAGTGACAGCAGAACCAATATTCTTAATAAACTGTCTACAACAACTACAATCATGTTCTCTACGCTCTCTGAAAATCTCATTTGTACCAGCAGGGAAGCTATCAAGATATGTATTCCATAATTCATCCTTATCTACATTTACCTCAAATAAATGTGTTGCCTCTTTCTGCATTTCATCGAAGTGCTTCTGTAAAGCCTTTTTAAACATCATAAATCCATCCATGTTTTGTACCTCTTCTTTCATATATTTATTTTTGTTAATTGTTTCTACTGTTATATTCTCCATTTTATTTATTCTTATCTTCAATAAACTCATATCCCACTAATCTAACTGACACAAGCATAGCCATAAAATCAGAAGCACTTTCTACTTCAATATTACAATTCATACCAATCTCATCAAACATCGTAACTTCATAATATCCATCACAATCTCTAAAAATATCATTAAATGGATTTGTCTCGTCTGATTCCTCATCAAGAACTTCTTCTACCATATCTTCTAAATCACCAATAAAATCATACATTGGAATATTTACAGAAGTAAATGGAACAACAATTCTTCTTATAGCACCATCACAAGCAAATAAAAGTTCATATTCACATTTAAAACTTCCGTTCATACAGTATGAATGATCAACATGGTCTTCGATTATTGTTGGCTTAAATTTGCTACTTTCCAATATGTTATACATAACATAATAGTCTACAACCTTCTTTTCTGTGTAGTTTTTTCTGTTAAATACAGTCCTATGTTTTTCATAAAGATTACATTTCTTTTTATACTCATCAAAATAACGAGTATTTCCTGCCTCTTGATCCTTTTTAAAAAATGATTCAAACTTGTCATTGGTCTTGTCATATCTACCAATACGTTCTCCATATGTGTCTGGGAAAATATTACCTCGTACTTTTAATTCCATTTTATTAGGTAATAAATCCAATCCTTTTTCTTCTAAATTTTCTACTGAAATAGCTGTAATATTCATATTTTCTCCTTTCTTAATTTCACATGAAACGAAGTTTTACTGTGGTTTCTGTTCTTTATCTATAAAATATGTATTTCCATATTCATTGACTTTCTCTGTCAAATTCATTCTTGCGTAATCAAGAACGTCCGATGCGAAATTTGCCATACATGAATAACATAGATAATGTTTAGTTTTTCCTACACTCATTTCTACTAACCCAACTTCTATTCTTCCGCAAATCTCACATGACTTATTTCTAATACATTGACTCATATAATACCTCTTCTAATTTACCAAATTCCATTTACTGTCTTATCAATAGCTTCTCTCATTACACCACCTGTCATTTTATTCATTGTATCTGCAACAAGACCTTTAAATTCTGCTCTTATTCGTCTATTATGACGAGTACATGGTTTTGAACAATAATTATTTCTTCTACATTTTTTACAGTTGCCATTCAATTTCCACTGTTCATTTTCCTGAATCTGTTCCATAATATTTGTATGCTCCTTTCAAAGTTATATATTCTGACTAATATTCCTCTGCTATATCATCATATTCTCTTGAAAGATATCCAACTAAATCCTTATAAATATCTAACTGATGTTCATGTAAATAATTACATAGTTCAATATCTGTATTGAAAAACTTTTCAACAGCAGTTGAATTAGCTCATCTGTCAAAAGCACTTTCTGTTGTAACTCTAAGTAACCATCTGTTTCTAGTTCCGCTATGAGGCTCTACTATCATAAAAATAACTGTATCTGTTCTTGCTTCTAAATGACCTTCGTATTCATAAATCTCGTAATCCTGACCATTGTTTACTTTGTCATTCTCAAACCATCTTCTTATATTTTCCATTTTTACCGATCTCCTTGTTTTGTGATTAGAAAAATAGCTCATCAATCGACAAGTCCATATGTTCGTATAAGTCAACAATTCTTGAATCATTTTCATCTAACCCAAGTAAGAAACAACCACCTTCTCCTTGCTCAATTTTTACAATCTCATTCTTATGAAATTGTTCTATATCTATTTTAATCTTCTAATACCGTAATATTTATATAAATCTTCTATTGCTGAGTTCAAACCATCCATCATTTTTTTATATTGGGAACTCAAGTCAAAATCGTATAAACTATTAATACTGTTTTCAATTTCATTATAAATATCTATTAAATTCGTCATACTTTATACCTCCACATGAAATCGAACTTTCTTACCAAAACAGTTCTTCAAATTCGCAGAAATATTCTAGTGAATACCACTCTTCTTTATCTATATCATTTTTGATTTTTATACAATCTCCATCAAAACCAGTAACTAAATATTGTTTTCCATCTGTTAAATTAAACTGTTCCCCTCTATTATTCGAAGTAACTGGTTTCCCAATTTCAATATTGACTATATTTTTATGCATAACACAATTCATAATTTTCACCTCACAATCCAAAGAACTTTACTTCAATATTTCTATTCTTATTTCTGTTCCTTCATAATTACCTGTTATATGCCTTTGGACTACAGATATTCCCTCTTGATATTCATTAATAACATTCTCTAAAGATTCCATAATGTCATAAAAGTCTTTAAGTAGCCAAGGATGTGTATAAGATATATGAATTCCATCACATAAAAATCTCCAAAGAAAATCTTTTGCTTCGCTTTTACAACGCCACTCCTCTTCATATTTAAATTCCATAGAACCAACATAATCATAATATTCAAAATCATCAACTACTACGTCTCTATTAGTACAGCCAAAATCTTCGGCATTCCTTAAACTGTAATCACCGTCTGTATATAATGTATAACTAATATTTATTTGCATCTTCTCGCCTCACAATCCGAAGAAATCGACTTTCTTAATAATCGTTTCCTATCAAACATACAAAACAACTGCACTCCATACAAACACCATGCCCAGTTTCAGAACATTCTTCTGCAACTTCACATAATTTTTCAGGAATTTTTGTTACATAATATCCGTTGTCTCTTAAAAATTCTATTGCTTCTTTAATTTTTGTTTCCATATTTACCTCCTATTTTTCCAAAGAAAGAGAATTTTCATCTCAATTCTAATCCCATCTTTTCTTTCAAACATACAGCTTTTTCTTTCGTAAGAGTTCTTGATAAAAGTTCTCCGTCAACATTATAGACTGTAATAATTTTAAAGTCTAAATCTGAATAAAGGAAAATATCAATCATCTCAATATTTTGTGTTGTTACAATATAAGGTTGTTCTTTTCTTGCAATTTCTACCCACTGTGGTAACTCACTATAATGCGTTTTTTCGTCGGGATAATAAACCATATCATTATCTATGTCTGCATTTAGTATCTCTTTTGCATATTTTTCAACCAAATTATTTTTTCCTAATAATAAAATCATCTGTTTCTCACCTCACAAATTACCCACGTTTCAAAAAGCTTTCAAAGCTATTTTTCATATATGTATAGTTAATTCTTTGATCTGTGCTAAAACCAGAACTATTTTTCTGATACTTTTGAATCCACTGTTCAAAATCTATGTCTTTTTCATTTTTACAAGCATAAGCCATAAGCGCAACTAACGCTGTTTTACACTGCTTGTACACTTCCGAATCAACTCTTACGCAATCATCAATCATGTTTTCATAACATTCAATGTCTTCTTCGATTACATTTGAATTTACATTTTTCTGAACAAACGAAAGTGTAGTTTCTTCTTCGACATCTTCTTCTTTAATATTCTCTGTTTCTTTTGTCGTTATTGATTCGTTGGCTAAAAAATCTTTTAAAAGTGTTTCTAAAATATGTAATTTGTCTGTAATCATTCCTTTATCCTTTGTAGAATTGCATGTATCAATTTCCGCAAATGATAAATTGTTTGTTTCTTCAGTTCCTTTTGGTTTTCTAGTATGCTCTACAACAACTTTTACGTTCTTTAACTTCTCAAAGTCGTTTAAGAATTCTCCAAATTTTTCATCGGGGTATCCTGTTTTATCAAACCTGTCAAAAAGCATAAACCATATAAGTGCATTTTTCTCACTAAACAGCTTTCCTGTTGTCGGTGTTACAATGTTATACAATCTATCAAGATATTCATTGAACTTATTAAACATCTCCTTGGTTGCATTCTCATTTAAAAACTTTCCAAGCTGCATTGCATTTCTTTTCCACTGATCAAAGAAGTTAAGACCCATAATTGTTTCATTTACAATCTTATCAATAGTTCCATTTCTATCTTTAACATCGGAAAATTTTGCACAATCGCTAAAGAAATCATGTCCAGATAATTCTTTAACATCTTTTGCAACATTGCACATATAGGTGATTGTTTTTTGGGCAACGTTCATTTTCGCTCCACTGTTATATCTAACAATATGTCGCCCCACTTCTTCATCACTACAATCAAGATGTTTTACTACCTCTACTGGACAATTATTAAAATCTTCCTTTAATCTTTCTGGTAATTGAGCATAACTTTTTCCTTTTAAGTCAAAAGAAACGATTTCATATACTGTATTACCATCTTCATCTTTAACAATTTTTCCATTTTCATCTTTTTTTACTTCTTGATACTCAATCACTGATGGATTTATTTTTTTACCAAGTGCAAATTTACCTGCTTTATAATTTTCTATTGTGGTACATCTCTGTAATCCATCAATCAGCCACAAGATAACACCATTATCTGTAAGCTGTTCACAAATCTTAATTGGATCAAAATCTTCATTCTGAATAACGGTTACTATAAAATTATCTCTAACCTCTTCTTCCCATTGACCAGATTTTCTCTGCTGTGGATGATCATTTCTCAGATCTTCTCTTTCAATCATTCCACATATTTTAGATGCCATGCAGGTATCTTTTTTTACCTTATCTCTTATTAATTTCATAGAATTTTTCCTCCCATCAAACTCTTTAAAGGCTTAGTTTTTTCATCAGAAGTAATCTTTTTTAAAAGATTGTCATAATGAAATGATTCAATATGTAAGATTTCACAAATCTCTTCTTTTGTGTATTTATCAGCAAGCATCATAATTATCTTGTATTGCAAAGGAGACAAACTATTCAAGTAATCATTAACTTCTTGATGCCATTCAGATTTTGTTTCTCTTATAAAAATATTCTCCACACGAAAATCTGAAGCTATCGTATCTCTAATTTCCTTTCCTTCCTCTGTCGTTACATCTAATGTTAATGGTTTAAGAATTACTTTTCTTTTTTTCTTCTCTCCATTCTCTTCGTAGTACTCATAAATAATATCTCCATTTCTATCCCTTGCATAATTAACACGTTTATCTCGCATTCTATCTCTTGTCCAATCTAAATACGAGCGTTTAATATTTGTTGTCAAATATGCTCCGAAATTATCATTCCTTGAGCAATCATAATTTTCAACTGTCTCAAGCAATACCTTCATCGCATCACTTAACAAATCATCAATTTCCATATCTGCAACACCCTTCATGGATATTAGCGGCAGACAAATTTTCTTTAATTCTCGTAAATCATTGCGGCAATATCTATCAACTATTGCCAACTGATCGGGTGATAAATTTGTTTTTTTTACTGTCACTTTCGCATGTCTCCAATCATTTTTGTCTCTAATATCTCTTTAAAATCCAGTTCATCATCTTTGATTTGACTATGTTTTGTCTCTGAATAACACTTTGGGCATCTACAAAACTTTTCATGCTTGTCCTTAGAAAATGACATCACACCAACCATAGATGTGTAACACCTTTTACAAATCACCATTTTCGTCCACCTCCACAACTCGGTATGTATATTTACGATCAAATAATCCATCAATAGCCTTTTGCGTCCGTTCTCTACTGATTTTTGTATCATCAATTTCTTCTAAAATACTATGTATGATTAACATTTCATCTTTAAGTTGTCTTCTATTTCTTCTATTCTCTCTTATCTTTTTATATACAAGCCAAGCAGAATAAAGATCCTTCGGTGTTTCAAGTTCAATACTATGTAAAGCATCCATCAAAGCCGCATCAGAAGTATGTAACTCATCTTCCAATTCAATATATCTTTCTCTTGCTTCTTTAAAAATGTCTGAACATGCACCAAATTTTTCAACCCATTGTGTAATGTTGTCAGAAGGTTGATAATCTGTGTTTTCGATAATTTTCTTCGACTCTTCTTTTACAATTTTCTGAACTGGTGTTTCCATTTTAATATCAGGAATACACTCTATCCGAAAATTCAGATTCTTAAGAGTCTTTGGAAGCGACTTTAGAATATTCTTTGCTTTCTGTTCTGTAAATTTCCCCATATTTTTTTCTTTGCATGTTTCAGCTTTACCATTTTCACTTAGTCGGATATATACATTTTTATTATTCTTTATAACAAAATCCAACTATATCATCTCCTCTCTTTTATTTTTTTAATGGATCATATCTGACTTGAACAGATGACCAATCGCTTATGAGACGACCGATCTAACCAACTGAGCTAATGATCCAGACCGACATATGGAAGGTATATATCAAATAACGAAGCAAAAAGTATATGTCGGTTATGTAACTCGTTAGTGAGTTATTCTCTATAAGAACTTATGCAGCTTATAGACTGCACTTACAGAAAAATATCTGCGTTCTGAGGACTTACTGGGTAGAAAATCCCCATAACAGGGCATACTGGATTCGAACCAGTGAATACATGAGTCAAAGTCATGTGCCTTACCTCTTGGCGAATGCCCTATAATATTATTCTCCATATTCAATTGTGCAAATTAGGAATTTTAATTGCAGAAAACGCTTGAAACTTGACTTTCTTTCGAAATATATGTAAAATAAGTACAAGCGATATTTCGCTTCTGCAATGGCTTAATGCTGTTGTATGTATTTGGTTGATAGAGTCAAGTAGAAAGCTGTTGGCGCAGCGTTTGAATCGCTTGGCTCTATCTTTTTTTATTACTTACAAAAAACATGATACTCCAAACAAATGTTCTTGTCAATCATTATTTCGAACAGATGTTTGTATATTGTTCGTTTTTTCGATATTTTTTATCATATTTCGAGTCCTATAATCAGGACTCTATTTGGGGAAATTTGATATTGTGCACCATAAATTCTTGCACCCCATCTAAAGAAAGTAACCCAAAGAAATCATTATCTTGATAGTCAACCATAGTCGCTTTGTTGATTATTCTTTTCCCCTCATCAATAGTAATTTGTCTTGGTCTTGTATGGATATAAGTGACTCCATTAAAAGAATCCATCCAAATCATGCCTGGTGCCTCATCTATTCTTTTCTTTGCTTCTTCCTTACTAACGAACATTATGCAAGTACCTCCTCCCAATTAATGTTTTCCCCAAAAAAGAATGTATTGTAACAAATTTTATTAATCATGTTTTTTTCTTTTTGATTTGTTACCATTCCCAATTTCTCTTCTACTTCATCCTTTGATATTGTGATTGGTTGCTCTCCTAATATCATAGAATATAAAGACAATCCATTTATATTATTAGCTTTAATACAACCATGAACAGGCATGTTCTCTTTCTTAATTTTACTCGTCAAAGGCATTACCGTTATAATAGTTCCATGCTTAGTTCCAACAGGATTACTTACAACTACATATGGACGTTCCTTTGTTTGAACTGAACCCGATCCTTCATATTTTATATTCGCTTTAATAATATCGTATTTCCGTATATCCATATGTACGTCCTCCTCTCTTTTGTATTTATGTACTTTGGATTACCTTTGATATTTTGAATTATATACTTTACTATATATATTGTCAAGTACTATTATAAATATTTTTTATATTTATTTTTCTGTTTATATATGCTATTCTATATATATAAAAAAAACAAGTGAGGGTATCATATGAAACTAAATATCAAAAACCAAATGGATAAGGCGGGGATAACACGTTACGAACTTGCTCAACGTATTAATGTAACTTATCCTACTATCGACAAAATATACAAAGGTGAATCCACTTCCATTAAACTTGAGATTCTTGAAGCAATTTGCAAAGAATTAAACTGTACTCCTTCTGAAATTTTAGATTCCGATGACCCACAAATGATCCGTTTATTGTCTTATGCTAATAAATTAAAAGAACTCAAGGACGATAAAAAATAATTATCGTCCTTACATATTTATATTACCCTCAGCTCATTTGCCATATTAATAGCTGCCTGATATTTATCAACATCATCAGTCAACATACGAATTATTTTCCCAAAATCATCAGACTTTAGTGAGATAACTGGCATATTTTTAGCTATCTCATCTCCCTTTCCAGCCAATACATTATGAATGAATTCTCCATGATCATTGATTAACTGTCTGTTTTTCTCTTCTGTTAAGCCAATATAATTCATTGTAGTCTGAAGATCACTATGATTAAACATTTTCTGAAGAGATAACATGCAATCAGGATCAAACGGATGTGTTTTGTGTATCCAGTACCCCCATGATTTTCTTAAGCTATGCGTACTTATAACATATTGAATATCGGCGTCTTCTGCCGCCTTCTTCAGCTTCTTTCTATAATCGTCCGTTTGCCATTTTACTACATCATTATATTCTATAACATAATATAAATAATCTCCAAGACTCTTGTATTCTTTTTGCTTATGAAAGTCATCCAAAATTTTCTGCTTTCTCTTATCAGAAAAATCTTTATTTAAATAACCACACCAAGTTTCAATATTCATATAAAAAGGTGTATTAGGATGTCTTAACAGCCATAATGTTTTAGGCATATAACTGAATATATATTCATTATAATGTTCCATTGGGTCAATTTTGACATGTGATGAATAATTATCAATAGCTTCCCACACCATATTACTCACAGGAAGATTAGTAATCTTTCCTGTTTTCTGTTCCTCAATAGTATCAATCTCGCTTTTACGTTTTCCGTTCTCGTAGTATAAATCTGACCACTTCATCATCACTGTGTCGCCGATTCTCCTGCCGAGAAGTAGTTCTAATAATGTGATAAGATATCCATCCCATTCATTATTCTTTTCAAACCATTCCACAACATTCTTAATATCAGACATATTCCAGAATGGCTGTACTTCCGTTTTTCCCTTTTTCTTTGTTGCATAATCTCTTGTCTGTGCCATATTAACCAACCTCTCTTTCTATATACATATTCTCCGTTTGCCATTTAGGTAACAGTTCATTGTTTTTATCATAATATTTTGACTTAATTTTCTTTGCATATTCCATACGCTCGTCAAAATCATCGCACCACCTAACCTCAAGATTTTTAGTTCTCATTTGCAACTTTGTACATAGACAACACAAATTTTTTACATGGTCTTTTTCTCTCATATTCGGTCTACGCATTTTATCACCAACTTGATTTTTACTAAGACATCTTAAACAGATAAATTCACTTGATCTGTTTGTATTGTCATGTCGTTTACACATATTTATCACCTCATATTCCTGCAATAAAAAAGAAGCAGTTACTTTTCTGCTTCTAATATTTATAATATATCTTTTTTATTTTATGATTTTTTCAAAATTATCGTCTACCATTATACGGTCTGGTTCGTCGTTCCAAACATTTACAATAACGCTTGTATCTTTTTGAAAAGTCAATTCGTACCAATGACAATGATTATCATCAGGATAATTATCTTTGTCTGTTACTATATAAATATCTCCAATATTAATTGTAAATTTGGGGTTACTCATCTCAAGACATTGTGAGTTAACTTCTTGCTTACATTTCAATTTGTCACCAATATTATATAACATATCTACCTCCACTTGAAAGCAATTTTTCTTTGGATTATCAAAGGTATTCGTAATTAATTTCTCTATTATCTATAGTTGTTATTCCATTATCATCAATATAACAAATTATTCCTTCTTTTATTAAGTCTTTTATGACAGCACGCTCGTCTAACTTCCTCTGGTTTGTATTATGAGTTCCAGTGATAAAATTGTTTATATTCATTTGTACTTCATTTAGTAATATCTATAACAATATTATTTTATCATGAATATAATCTTTTTCTGTGCCACAATACATTATATTGAATCTACCTTCCTTTTTGAAATAACTCATTCGTTTTATAAACCTATTTATCTAAAATCAAAAATATCTTATTCCTTGTTATATCTACATTAATACCATAATTCTTTTTTATGTTTATTTATCCATTCATCCAACTCTGGAATAGATTCATCATACGATGCATGTTCAGTATCATATGAAAATCTACATCTTGGACATTCAAGATAAGAAGCTCCATTAGGATGCCCGTATGATTTATTGATTATTTTACATAAATACCCATCTTTATTAATTTTTCTACTCCACTTCCCAGTCGTATCGACCGACAATATCAACGGGCATCCACATTCAGGACATTTAGGATATTCATTCTTCATACTTTTCACTCTAATTTACCTCCCATTATCTATATAAATATAACTATATCATTATTTTCAACAACGTTTTCAACGGCACTAATCGTTGTTGCACAAATTATTCCATCTTTTTGCCTGTAAAAACCACCTGAATAATTATAATATAATTTTGATAAGTTTCTATATTTTTTTATTAAATAAATATTTTAACATTTGCCAATAGCAGCTAAATGAATTTCGATGAATTTCTACCATTTCTTTTGATATAAAATTTTCCCTTTGCTTCTCAAAATCTAATAACTCTGTTTTGTTTTTAAATTCCATATCGCCTCCTCCTCTTTCGTTTGAAATCAATTTTTTCTTTGCTCTATAAATTTTCTATCATCTTCTTGATTCGTTCAATCTCTTCATTTGTATGTGGTGTTCCACCTGCATTCATATCCACATACCACTGAAGAACCTCTTTTTCAGTTTTCAAATCATTTACATTGAAAATTAAATCTATACTTAGTGGTATTTTATCTTCAAAATCTTTGTAATAACTACCAAAAACTTTAATTTCATTTTTTAAGAATTTAGTTACCGCTGTAATTCTCTGTAAACCATCAACACATACAAAATCATCATAACCATTTACGGTTTTCGTCATTTGCCAACTTGGTTTATTAAAATAAATTACCCTCGCTGATTTTCCTCCTCGAAGTAAAAATTCAACAAATAGCATTTGTTGTTTTTCCGTCCATACATGTCCACGCTGAAAATTAGGATTCAATTGTAACTGATAATATTCATCTTGTTCCCATTCTGAAATCGTTTTTAACATGTGAGTTAATGGAATATTCGTGTTGCATGATCCAGCTCTTGTCAATTGTGGAATATCTTTAAATTTTGTTATTTTCTTCATTTAATCATCTCCATTCTATGAATTAATTAAAAATAATTTCTCATCGGGTTAAATATGGAATTAACTTCTGACCACAATATTTGCATTTTGTAGATTCCATACTGACACCAGTTAAACAAGTAGGACAATAAACTCCTCTTGCGGTTTCACTCCATTTAATTTCCACTGGAATATTTTTATCTATTCCAATTTCTTTTAAGTATTCCTCATAAGTCATAGGTAATTACCTCCAAATTTTAAAAGAAATCGTCATTTCTTTTAACAATAGTTATCCATTGCTGGTATGTCTTGACTTGCAACAATATGTTCATCTTTTATTTGTGGAGCTGAATCAATAAACTCACCATTGAAATTAACTAGAGCTATTGTATCACTTTCAATACAAATAATTCGTGCTTCAGGATTATATACCTGAATCCTTTTTAGAATATATTCCATTTTATCAAAGCATTTTTGCATATCACGAATGTCTTTCTCTTTAATGCCATTGGTCATTTTATATCACCCCCTCTAATCTACTTGTATAGAATTGATTCTAAATCATCAATGACAATTTCCAGCTGCCTCTTTACCTCTTCTTCTTTAATTTCTGTAAGAGATATTTTGTAGTCTTTAATCTTCTCTTCAATTTGATCACAACACCATGTAGGATTATTTCGTTTTCTATCCATCTATATCACCTCTTCCAATCTTCCAAGTAATTCATTCTTTCTTAGTTGAAAATAAACTGAAAATCTTTATCATTTATTTCCACTGTGATAAGTTCTTTATTGTTGTCAAGAATATCTACAACTGCACTTTCATATTTTGCATATGCTGGGGTGCATTCATATTCCTTGCCCTCTGTAAAGTGGTCGTCTGTTTTTCTACAAATAGCTTTATTATTTTTCATTCATATTACCTCTTCTAATCTTCCTAATAAATCATTTTTTACTTCAATTATCGCATTCAACCTACCTTTAATCTGTAAATCATATGGACTATCAGTATTTTTTAATAAATCTTCAAGTCTGCCAATTTCTGTATCAAGCTCATTAATATATTCTTTTATCTTTTCTCTCATATCTGGCATATAAATATCTCCTTATAAAATCTTCTTTGCCTTTTCTTTTAATTCTTTGATTGTAGTGGCATCGAATCCTGTTCCATCGTTAAGAATAACAAAATAATGTTGAACACTTCGATTTTTATTATAATCAAAATCAGCCTCAACATCCACTCTCACGACTCTATCTCGGATTCTTTTAGGTAAATAGTTTTTAATTTCCATAATATTACCCGCTTTCTATTTGCCAAGGAAAGTTAAATTTACTTGGCTTATTCTGATTCAATATCAACTGGATTTTCCAATTTTAGAAACTCTTCTCTATGTTCTACCAATGATGCATTAGCAATTGCATTGATTTTGTTCTGGCAAAAGGACTCAATTTCTCCCTTTGCTTCCATAACAGTTTTATCCATCTGTTCATTGAACTGATCTGCAATAAATCCAATATTGCTTCCAATATCGTAAGTTAACATATTGAGCTTTTTTAAAATATTTTCTTTATCTGCCTTTGTAAGTGTCTTTTTTGAAGAAAACAATTCAGCAACTTCATTTATTAATTCTTTTGACTTTTCCATTGTCTTATCAGTCTGCTCTTTAAATTCTCCTGTAAATTGTTCTCTCTTGCTAACAAAATCACACGGAGGCATTTCCCCATCTTTTTCAGTATAGCAAATTGTTACTGGAATTCCTGTTCCTTGTCCAAAAGATGTAATTGCCTCAGCAAATTGTGAATAACTCATTTCAACTTTTACAATAGGCTTATTGCCAAAAATATCATCACGATTTAATCCTCTTGTGATATCAGCATGTCTAAGTTCCATTGTAATTACATTACTATGTTTAATGCTGCTTCCGAATAATGGTGTCTTTCCACCATAAGCTCTGTTAAATAACAAAGTGCCATAACTAGGATGGCTTGTTCGAGTACCAAATTTTGTTTCTTCTACTTTATATTCATTTGCCATATATTCCATTCTCCTTCCATAATAAACCTATATTTCTTATGCTACTAATGGCAAAATTCCATATCCACCATCAATAATTTCAATAGCTTCTTCTAACGAATCCGTTTCGCAACAATCCCAATTTGATAATCCATCATAATCATCTAAAAGGATAACTGCTTTACATATGTCTTTTGCTTTGAATCTCTTTAAAAAATCATGACATTTATTTTTCATTTCAAATTGCAAATCATTTTTCCTAAAGTCAGGAAGTTTCTTAGAATATAGTTCATGAAGTTTATCCATTACATCATAGATACTGATTTTGTTGCGTTCTACAAGATATTTTCCATCTTCCCTTTCATATTCTTCATTATATCCCTTGTTAATTCTGCTAATCCAAAAATCGTTTGTATCCATACAAACATATACACCTTCAAATTTATCATCACCTGTTGGATAACCGTCAATTTCTTCTGCTTTTTTCATCTCTTCTACGAGATTACTTACATTATAATATTTTGCAAATTCCATTCTTATCATTCCTTTCCATTCACAAGTAAACTTAGATTTCCTTGTATCCTAAAACTTTTAGACAATGTATAAATCCATCAATCTCGTTTTCTTGAACCATTTCCTTTTGTTCATATCCATCATCATTGATATGAACTGCATAATAATTACAAATTTTCATTCCAATATAAAAAGTTTGTTCCATATCAACTACTCCTTTCCTTCCACAAGAAAACTTGGTTTCATTAGCTATTGTTTGTCTTCTAAGTCCAGAACATTTTTTATAGCATCTTTTATATAATCCATTTCAAATTTGTAATTCACCATTTCTCTTAACGATTCTTCTAATTTATACGAAATGGATTCTTCAACTACATTTCTCACATAGTTTATCATAACCTGATCCCATTGATTGTTGCAGCATTTAGACACATCTACATCGGCGGCTGCATCCATATTATAATCACTCCAATCATATTGTGTATTCATAAATGTTGTAGATAAATCATTGTCTTCACACTTTCCATACAACCATTCTGCAACAGAAATCGAATGTAACTCTTTGCCAATTTTATTAAACACATTATCATCTGTAAATAACCAATATTCTTTATCACTTGACAAATAACAGGTTTCTTCATTATTTAATTGTTCCGTTACTTCGTCTGTTAGCCATTCAATACTCACAATTTTCATATATTCTCTCTCCAATCTTCCAATGAATCTATTATTTACTTTGTTCTCTTTGTTGACCATCAATCTCAAAATTAGATTGTTCTTCCATGATAATTCCAATACTTTTCATATAGTCCTCTTCTAACGTAAGCACTGTCTCAATTGTATCTTTGTCAATATTACATCTTTCTGCAATAAAATTTATTGCATCTTCCCATTCATATACTGGCGTATCATTCATAATACTATTCTCCTTTCTACATTCTACACAATATCATTTAACAACTCAATCGCTTCATCAAGTTTTTCACTCGCTTCTTCCATACTATCAATTGCATCTTCAGAACACATTCCTCTATAACTGCTTTGTAATCCTTCTGGCATATTGTCAAATGCATCCTGTTCTTCGCTTAATATAGAAGACAACTCACTTGATATCTGTTTTAGTTCAGATTGTGTACTTTGAAGTTTTGCTTTGAGCATATTTATCTTTTCTCTTCTATTCTTATTCATTTTGCTACTCCAATCTAAAAACAATCAACACCCCATACTTTATTTAATACTTTCGGATCATCTGGTATTTCGCCACATGTTTTTGTCGGGATATTTAACTTATTATACTCATCCTCACTGATTTCAATTCCGTAATCACCAGGAGCAGATTTATTAAAATCATCTCTATAGTGTGGCGATTTCTCTTTATAATAAAATTTATAATAACGCCCATTTGCTCTGTTGTTGTCATATCCCTCACATAATGTAGCGATTACTTTTCCTGTGCTAATTTCTGTTGTTACATTTCTTCGAAATCGTGGATCATACTTATTATAAGCAAGATATCCATGACTTAAGCTCCATTGTTTATTTTTTTCATCATTAGCTGACATTCGTTTTACTTCATCGTCAAAATTATCCCGGTAAACCTTGCCGGAATTTACACCTATTGTAAGATCATGTCGATTTCCATATTTGTCTTCTTGTGTCCATCTATATGTTTCTTCTCCATTGACATAATACTTACCTGTTCTACCTATACAAGTTACATTTCCATTTGAATCTAAGGCTGTCGTATTTCTTTTCGTTTTTGCATCATCAACTGCACGTCCTACGCTTGCAACACCTTTTAATCCTAACAATGCTAACATTTCTACTAGCATATTCATCAACCACCTTCCTATTTATTATACTTATCTGCCTTATTGTCAACATAATCTTTAAAGTCGTAACGGTTTTTTCCATCACCAAATTTCTGATTGTTTTGATTTTCTCCGCTAAACACACCTGAAAGCCATAAATAAATCAATATCGCTAATACAAACCCAATCAACTCTGCCATAATAATTACCTCCGTTTTTCTTTATATTATATCATGTCTTGTATCCTATTAAAATAATTTGAAGTTTCTGATTTATCGGTTAAACATAATTGTAATAGTATATTCATGTTCACTTTCAATCATTGCCATTTTAACTCTAGTGTCTTTTTTAATTTCGTCACACAACATTCTTAATTGTTCTCCATTTAGGTTTTCTTCTGTTTCCATTATGGTTGTCATACCTTTGTATGTATCAAATTCACCTTCAAGCCATTTAATTCCATATTTAATATATTTTTTTGCTAACAATTTATAATCCATAAAATTAACCTCACTTTCTAAACCAAGTAAATTTCCGTTTCATTTACTTTAATACTGATTCATAATATCCAATTTCCAAATCATCCAGTCCATGTTCCTCTGCTGATTCAGAATCTTTAAGAATGTCAAAAATCATATCAATTGTCATATCCAATGTGTATGATTTCCAATACTCTTCTTTTGTGATATTGTCATCTTGTGAACCAAGAAAGTAAAAAGCATTATCTCCGATTTTACAACAGATGCCTAAACATCCGAAACACTCTTCTTCAATTGAAATAGTCCCATTTTCGAAACCATTTTTTATCATGTCTCTTGTAATCATATTTTATCTCGCTTTCTAACTCAAAAAATCATCGTTTCATTGAAATTCTACGTATTTCCTAATTTCATTTTTTGAAAATGAGATAGGATTGGTTGTATATTCATTTGAGCAAAGGCAAGTATCGCCTTTTATTTCTACCACTTTAAATATACCAAATGCTGTTGGAAATTTGTCTCCAATTTGGATTTCTCTGTTTAATAGGTCATCACCAATTCGCATAATATTTACCATCCTTTCCTATTGAAACTCTTGTTTAATCCGCTTTATTTTCCATCCACTGTTTCAGCTTTTCACTTCTTCTATATCCAACGATCTTATTGTAAATACTTCTCCAATCTGTATTTCCAAATGCTGTTGGCATATCATTTCCTTCAAGATATGAATTAAATGTGTCAATATCGTCATCGGATAAAACACCATCCAAGCCTTTTCCTATATCATTGCGACATTTAACAATATTTCGCAGACAGAAATTATCCACATGACCATATTGACATAAATCTCTTGCCATCATTGCGTCACTGTAAAGTTGCAAGAAGTTTTCTTTTTCCTTATTTTCTCTAAGTTGTGCGTACAAAGCATTGCAGATAATAACAAGATCATTTGCATCTAATTCTACAATTACGTTTCTTTTCTCTTTTGATATACTATGTATATTCATATTCTCCTCCCATTTCTCAATAATTCATAATTTCAATCACGTCTGGATTATCCGCAAACCAGGAATTTTCATCCAATTTCCAAACAGAAATATTGTCTCTCTGTTCATCGTAGCAATCACTATACGCTTTATAAGCTGCCTTAACTTTTTCTCTTGCATCTTCAATATTATCAGCTCTTACAATTCCAGTTGCCAATGCATCTACTGTATATCCATATAAATTTTTAACACCCATATATCTTCACTCCTCCCAATCTAATTCTTCATCGCAATTCACAATTGCAGGAATTATGTAATTACTTGGTGTCGCTCCATCTGAACAACTACAATACATTCCATGCCAATGTATCGTAATATTGTATCCATAAACATCATTTTCTTCGCTATTGTTTTCAAACATTTCATTTACTGCCATCTCATGCATTTTAATGAAATCTGAACGAGAAACTTTAATATCAGTTGTATTCCCCTTACCCGTCAAATGTATCATTGCTTTTCGTAACATCTCGTTTGACTTTTCAATCTCTTCAACTTTATTCTTTGTTGCGTTTAAGCTATGATATTCGCCAAGCGTCATCATAACCATTCCATTTTCTGTTACCATATAATCACTCTCCTATTCCGTTTTCTTTTTCGTAAATATCAACCATTTCTGTTATACTTGCATCATATTCATCGAGTCTGTTTGGCAATATAAAAGCACCAAATAACCAGCCGACAATATGATTTTCAACATTAAAATCAACATCAGACATCATAATAAAGATTATATCTGATGTCTTTTTAGGTGATGTTCCAATTGATGTTCCTTCAAACAAGTCATATTTGATTCCATTTTTACTTGTATAAACATATCCGTTTTCTGTCAGGTTAAGCATATAAATTAACCATCCTTTCCGTTTGAAATTGCTATTTCTTAACCTATCAATTTTTCTAACTCTACCATCCGTTCATGCTTAAATCCTAAAACTGCAAGTGACTGATTAATTCCTTCTGCATAACCTCTGTGATTATGTGCGGTATTTTCCAGAACATATCTTTCCGTTGCATTAGAATGTCTTGCAGCTACATCCAATTTGTCTTTTGCATCAATCGCATATTCAATAGCTTCATTCAGTAACTTTTCACATTTAATACTTTCTAATTTTGTCATTTTCATTACTCCAATCTATCCCAAATTCCATGTTTTAATAGGTGTACTCACTGAAATATCAAAGTGTTCATCATTCCGTAAATCTTCAACCTCTTTTCTAAGTACAATACACTCAAATTTATTCTCTTTAATTGCTTTCCAAATTACTCTCATTGCACCTGCTTTTGATTTGTAATTTCTGTTAAAAGTAGCCATCTTATTTTTATCCGCAAAGCCAACTACTTTATAATAAATTCTATCGGTTGCTTTCCAGAAATTTTCTGCAATCGGAATGAGAACATAATGTTCACACATCCATTTGAAATCCTTTTCCGTTTTGCTGATATAAGGATTACTACCATCAATAAATTCTATATGCTGATACATATCAATCACTCTCCCTTCAAATTAGGACACAAACCAAGACCACCATCAATTTCTGGTAATCTTCTATATGCATCTCTATGAATGCAATCTTCCTTCATGCATCTGTGACAACAACATTTCTTATATTCCTCGTAACTCATTTTATAATTTGTCTCTTTAAATCTCTCTTCTGTCATCATAATTATTGCACCTCCATTTCAATTCCAAATTCATCATATAAAAGTTTCTCAAATTCAGGATCTCTCTTTACATATTCTCTTAAAAATAAATCAGGCTCGCATGGTGCAAGTCTGAAATGTAAATCTTCTCTTATGTCATCATTCATATAAGTTGCAATTATGTCCATAAGTTCCTGTGTAATATTAAATTTCCGTCCATATCTCAGCATAATTATTTACCTCACTTCCTTTTCAAGAAACAGTTCTTTCCTTTGGAATTTATCCAACTGCTTTCCAATCAACTACTTGCTTATATCCGTCTGCCTGTAAGATATGAATTTCTTCATCCTTATCAAGTTCGTAATGATTTCTGAAAAATTCTTTTAATCCCTCTTCTCTTTCTGCTCTCCATAGTTCATCATGAGTGATTACATCTCCAAATTCTTCTTCGTCCGTTGTTACGGTAATATCAGAGATCTTTCCAAAATACATTGCTTCAAGTAAACCTGTATCCACATCTCCCATGACAATGTAATCTTGCCAATCTCCCTGGCTATACCCTCTGATTGTTCCAGTTTTAAAGGTGTCTTCTGGATAAAGAAGTCTGATTACATCAACAATAATATCTTCTGTACATCTGCATTTATCATACATTTCTTTTAATTTTGCATTCACTTCATCAGATACATCCGTTGGATATTCGTCATAGCAATCAATATCATCCAAGATTTCTTTTGCTTTCTGATACCATTCTGCCTCAGTACAGCCCGCAAAATCTCTATTGCCTGTAAGAACAACCTGTTCATCGAAATTTTCACAACCACAATAATCTTTCCAACTCTGATTGCTATTGTATAACCACCATGTTCCATCGCCTGTGTTATCTATTCTAATTTTTGTCATATCAATCAACCTCCGTTCTATATTTCATAATCACTTATTGGTTCTGTATAACCACTATCCAATTTAATTTCCGTTGTTTCATAGTCATCATAAACACTCTTTTGTGTTCCTCTTGCATGAATAATCTTTGCAAGCTGCATAATTACATATCTGCGTTCACAACCATGTTCATCATAAACTTTATGTGGATAATATAATGCTCTACCATTACAAACTGTAAAATTATCAAACTCTTTCCCATAGAACTGTTCGCAATCACTAGCATGTAAATTCCGTAATGCGTGTTCTCTAATGTACTGTTTCTCTTCATTTGTTAATTTATCTGTGTTATCTAATAATGAGAAATCAAACAAGATATTTCTCTTACCAGTTTCAAATGAATCGACATATTCTAGGTTGTTTTCCTTTGCTGTCTTTTTAGCTGTCTTGTATAATTTGTATTCTTTAATTTTCATTGTCATTTTACTCCTTCCATTACAAAAGGCAGACACAATTATTTGCATCTGCCTTTATATATTCTCTTATTTCTAATCAATCTCATCACACTCTAAACTATCAACATCCCAATCAAGTTCATCAATCGGCTTATCCCACAATCCATTATCATCCGCAATATAGTTCATAATCTTTGCAAAACTACTTGCTTTTACCTTTTCCATTTCCTCTGTAAATTTATAAGTCGGCTGCATAGCATCGTCTGTTTCATAGATGTACATATCAATTGTGTTGTCACTATTTACGAATGCCTTGATAAAGCCCATCTCATTTTTATGGAAAATGAAAAATTCACATAACCTGTTATTGCAATTCCAATCAAACGGTGTACTGTCGTTCCCGTTCATATAATGAATTGCTCCGTTTGTATAAAGCATTTCATCTGTTACATTAGGGCACATATTTCGTGCAACCTTAAAAATTCTTTCGATTTCTCTTTTAAATTCATATCCATTCATATTATTTTTCCTCCTTTGGAGTAATTAAGCTCATAAGATTCTCTCTAATATAGCCACAGAAAGCATCAATACTTCCATTTCCAATAGTCCAACAACTATCCTCGTCATAGTTCCAATGAATAATTACTTCATGCCCTGCTGTGATATTAGGTAAATCAACATCTTCCTTTCTCGCATATGAACTATTTAAAAGAGCTTTAAGATATACATATCTTCTGATATTCTCAATATCTCTTTCTGTTTCTGCATTGAAAATCTCTACCAGATATTCATCAGAACATTCATCATAAATGTCATATTCAGAAGCTCCATTTTTCTTATTATCAAGTCTCTTTAACTCTTTGCTGATTACAAATAATGCTGATTCCTCATATTTCTTACACTCCTCTTCGCTTCTAAATACTGTGCCGTCTTCTGCAATGTACTCTATTCTTACAAGTTTCTCGATTGTTTCTGTTTTTCTTACTTCGTTTACTCTCATAGTTTTAATCTCCTTTTCGCTGTATTACTGTTCGTTATCTTCAAAATCAATATCATCAATCTCAAAATTATCCGAGTATGGAATATATTCTGCATTAGTAGCAACAGGAATTTCGTCAATGTGTTCCTGTGCATATTTACAAGCAATTTCCAACTGTTCTTCATCTGTTTTACCTTCTAATAATTCCATAGGAATATCAATTCCTGTGTCTCCTACATACGTGTAAGCCATACCAATGTGCAATCTTTTTGTTTTCTTTGTATCTGCCATAAATATTCACCTTTTACCTTTCTAAAATTTCAATGTAAATTACAATTTCCTTTGACTATATATATTCAACGATATCCGTGTTCGTATTTCTAATTTTACCTTCTAATATATAATCAGATTTTTCTCTGCCACTCTTACAGTTTCTGTAATAATTCAGCAACATTACAAGTTCGCCATCAGGAATATTGTAACTATATGCAATACCTCCCTTACTGTCACAATGAATAACTTCTATACCTTGTGATTTATTCTCTAATACAATCTTACATCCATTGTTTACTTCAATTTCTCTCATACTAGACCTCCTTATACCCATGCTGGCTTTACTTTAGTTTCTGGTAAACTTTCCAGCCACTCAATTATATCCTGTGGTACTTCTTCCATCTTCCAAGCAGTTCCGTATTTATAACCGCACACTGGGCATTCTCTACCAATAAAACCGAGTTTGTGATCTTTATATGAAATCCAACCTCTTGTCTTATATTCTGTATTTGAATGTCCTAAACAATCTTTCTCTTTTAATTCGTATGCTTCTCCATAAGTGACTTCTTCACCATCATAAACATCAATAGAATATTCCATATTTGCATATGTTGTTTCCTCTTTAGTTGGATAAAATGGTTCTCCATTTTTCAAACATTCCAATGCTCTTTTCTTTGCGTTATCTTTTTTCTGACAAGCTTCTTTTGTTAAAGTCCATTTCTCAATTTTAACTTTATCCTGAGTGTGTTCTGTCCATCCAAGTTCTCTCATGTGTTCACAATAAGGACACATATCATTCAAATGCCATCTGTCCCAAATATCACATAATTTGTTAAGCATTTCCGTTGTCCACTCATCTGTTGGTGAACCATTTCTAATTTCATCTACACACTGACCAGCAGAGCCAAGACAATCTCCGTTTGATAATGGCGCAACTACACCACTCATACTTAATTTTGAATCTTTATATTCAATTTTCACAAATGCATTTCCATCTACTTCGTTTCCTGTTCTTGTGTAAACTTTACATTTACATGGGTTAATGATTTTATACATAATTACGCCTCCTTAATTCCTTTCAACATACTGTCGATACACAACATTAAATTTTCTTCCATATTTTCTTTAACCATTTCCAGATGTTCGTTTACCTGTTTTCTGATTTCTTTTTCTGTTACATTGTGACCGTAATTTGCAATCACTTCATCCATAATTTGCCTATATGTAAAACCTAAAAGTAAGTCCTCATTTTCATGTATTGGCAAATTGTAAGTAAACTCTTTCCCATTCCGTGAATCCGTTTCAGGATCATATAGCCATCTGCTCATATTCGTTTCCTCCTTGTAATAAAATAGGCAGCTAGTAGATTATTCTCCTAACTGCCTTTGCGTTTGCATTATTTTGTTTAGTTACTAAACATTATAGATATTCAGCAAAAATCTGAAGGTTGAATTTGTTGCTCAACTCTTCAATAGTCATATCTTTAAGTTTCTTTGCAAGTGATAATTCGTTTGTATTATAGCTCCATTCCATTGCACATCCGTTTGGTGTTGCTGGAAATTTCACTTCTACACAAATTTCATCTGTATATTCTGTAACATCTGTTACTGTACCAAAGAAGCTTTTATGTGTTCTCTCTCCATATTCCTTTTCGTATTCTGTATCTGGATTAGATACATATACTAAATCACCAACTTTAAACATCTTAGTTACCTCCAATCATACCAAGAAATCTTAGTTTTAACTACTACAGATAATTCCACTGTTCGTTATCTAACATAATGCCTACTGCTACTACGTTAGCATTTAAATGCATTTCCTTTACCTTATTAGCCGCTTCATGCGGAATGATAGCATTATCAATGACATCAACATTCTCTCTGCCTTCTCTTAACCACACAACTAAGTATCTATCCATAATTTGCTCCTTTCCTTTGAAATGCGAATTTCAAATACTACTTCTATTCTTACATATATTCGTTCATTTCACGTTCCATATCTTTTTCATATTGTTCATCCCACCATGCAGCATCTTCTTCCTCTTCCCATTTCCATTCCTTTTCTCTTGTTTCCTTTTCCTGTTCAAGATTTTTAATCTTACCTTTTATAAAATCTGGAATATAAATGTGCTTATATATCGTAAGTGGATTATCAAATCTCGTATAATCATCATCTGTCCATATAATGAAACCACCAAAAGGAAAAAACTGCACCTTATCTCCTTCACTAATTACTAAAGCACACGAAGCTGATAAATCAAGGTGAATCAAACTCTTCATTTTAGGATACATATATTTTGCATTATATGATTCCTTATCAGTTTCATAATCTCTTCTAAAAGGATGTTTTGTAACACAGACATACTTGCTATACATAAAGAATTTCTTTTTTACCTTGTACTTATATTCTCCATTCTTGTCTCTCCATTCTTTATCAAGCTCACTTCGTAATCCCATTGAATTAGTCTTACATTTTACTTCTGTAAGATCTTCCGATAAAGCTCTGTAGAATTCAAGCATTTTGTATTTATCGCACATTTTCCGTAATTTTTCTAAGACTTTTTCAAAATTGTCTTCTGTTACCGTAATTTTTCTCATATCCGTTACCTCCGTTTTTTCTAATGAAACACGCATTTCACGAGTTGAATAAAGGAATACATTTTCCCATCAACTCAGAATTGTAGCAACCGTAATTTCCATCTTGTCCACTGCATAATATTTCACTATGTTTATCACAAAATCCAGCAATCACTTTCTTATCTATATAATTACCTAAAGCCATTTTGTCTTTTGCAATCACATAACCATGCCACATTTTTGCCGTACTTCCACATATAATACACTTTTCCGTTTTTAAATGCTGCATAATATCACTCTACCTTTCCTAATGAAATATCCATTTACTTGCCTTTACCACCATTCTTCTTCGTCATCATCAGATGTTTCCCAACCTTGATTCGGATCGCCCAATGATGGAGCAACTTTTTCATATTCCATTTCTCTTGTGGTAATCTTGATTGAATATTCAAGTGCTTCATTATCTTCATCATAACAAGCCATTATAATTCCAAGCCAACGAAGTTCACAAGCAATTTCTTTCCCTTCATAATATGCTTGTAAATTTGCAACATCGTTTTCGCTTGTACTGCAATGCCAATTTCCATTCTTGATTCTACGAATGATTTCAGGAATCATTTCTTTGTTCCATTCTGGAATCAAATCGTATACATCATAATACCCAAAATGACCGTATCCACCATAGCAGCCTTCATAAATTGCCTTTCCGTATTTCTCTTGAAATGGTTTTGGCACAAGCAAATATGTATCTGCTATCTTATTATCTACAAGCTGTTTATTTGTATCTGAATATATCCAACTGAACTGTCCCATATTTATTCCTCACTTTCTTAAACTCTCTTTATCCACAATACAATAACAACCAAAAGCGTCTCCAACCATGTCGTTATCTAAATCAAGTGACTGTAAAATTTCATTGAATGTGCCTTCGCTATAGTCTTCTCTGTAAATTTCAAGATACTTCTGTCCCTTTGTAACATAATTGCTTTCTGTTTTGCTTCTAAAACAATCCAGAGCATTCTGTAAACAATCGGCTTTTCGTTTTGTATCATTCCAATAAGTGAAATATGTTCCATAATTCCACTGTTGATCTTCAGGCTGCGTTGGATCATAATCATTTGCTACGCAATATTGTGTATCACTTTCGCTTTGTAGTAATGCATAGCCATCTTTCCGTAAAATCTCTTTCCATTTCATGCTAATCAACTCCTAACTTTTTAATTTGCCTATAACAGTCATACCACCGACAATACTGTGTTTCCGTACTTCTCTTTGCCACAACATCCTGTTAATTGATTTCGGCACACTAATTACTTCTCCGTTTGCATTCACAAATTTCGTATGGCTTCCGTTACAATTATGCCCATTATTTAAAGCAAAATATCCGTTCGCTTCAAGAATAGGCTTGACAATCCGTGTATCATTTGTCCATCTTCTCTTTCCCATATCAACCAATCCTTTCCTTATTATAATGTGACCGTATAGTCGTTATCACAGCTTCGTATTTATATGTTATATGTATTTGGTTTGCTTTTCTGATATTTTTCTTACCGATGTTTCATATTAATCACTCACTTTCTATATTTTATTCTCTCTTACTTACTGATTTCTGCTGAAAGAATATCATATAACTCTGCGTCATTTTTTACGGGTAACACTTTAGCCTCGTAAAATGAAGCACCTTTACAATTCAGCAACATTTTCTTTTCAACGTTAATATCTTTATTATTTGCATAAAGTTTCTTAATAACTTTTATATTACGTGGAGTAATTGCATTCCTGCATGAGCCAGTCCAATTAAGGTCTTTAATCAATGCAACAATTTTATTCATCAGTTCATTTTCCTTCTTTGCCATACGAAGCATTACTGAAGATGGATTTAATGATCCTATTGGATTATCAATAATCTCTTCATCTGATGGAATCTGAATGTCATTTGCTTTGCAAATATTTCTAAATGCAACATAATCAGGCTCATTTTCTTCAACAGCAGCTCTATACATGTCATTGTTTGACATTGTTTTTCTGCCTTTCTTCTGTGCAAGAAATACCTTTCTTGCTTCTTCTTCATCGCAATTGAGGACTTCAACAAGAATCATTAACTGCTTTTTCATACTGATATTTCTAAGAATAAAAGCAATTAAGCGATGTGCACCATCAGCAACATACAATTTTCCATTTTTAATGTACACTTTAATCGGATCAAACTGATTTTCGTCAAAGTTAATACTAATTTCCTCTGCTGTAGCAAAATCTGTATCTCTCTGCCATGTTGGAATATGTATAAGTGTCGGATCAATTTGAATGTATTTCTTTCCTGCAATTATAATTGACTGTCCTGGTATTAATTTTGATTCAATTTCGCTTAATTCCTCTTCTTCACTTTTCTTTTTATTTTCTAAAATAAATGCGTTTACCAGACTTGGTTTTCTATATCTTCTGTCTTTTAAACGTTTTCTAGCAGCACCTACGACTTTGCTTTCTCCATGAGTAAAATCATATCCAACATCGTGTATCTCGATTTCACCACGGTTGATTTTAAGAAACATGCAGATTCTATTTGCTATATCTGTTGACGGTTCGCTTTTTCCATACTCGTAGTTCTGAACAGTACTCACAGACATTCCCAATTCTTTTGCAAGTTCCTTCTGTGATACGCCTGCCTTTGTCCGTAATTCTCCTAATTTCTTTCCATTGATTTTGCACATAATTTTTACCTTTTTAACCTTTCTTGTTTTAATTTTTTTTGCATAAAAATAACGGCTTGCTTTCGCTTGCCGTTTAGTTGCTAAACTTCTTTAAATACACCAGACTTGAGCATATCTGTTTTCCAACATTCAAAATCAGGATATTCTGCTTTGTCTGCTAAGTCTCTATAAACTTCGTGCATCTGTTTTTCTGTGAATGTTTTGCCTTTCAGCGGTTCTTCGTAAGTAATATATTTCATTTTTCGCCACTTCCCTTTGTAATATATTCATTTGCATCTTTGCAACTCTGTATTCCGTGACAACAAATTCTATCGCCACAGTTTACACAAAGGTTGTCTTTGATTTCTCTTATCTGGTCTTCAATCATGCCGTTCATATCTCTTCCTCCATTAAAAGATATTCGTGATAAGCCTTTTCTGTTTCAAAAAGCTGATACTTTCCCCTCGTGTATCCCATATATCCATCTGGGACATAATAGCCTTTACATTTAATCATCTGTCTGTACCTCCTTGTTTATAATAATCCGCAAGCAGCCATTAACTTCTTTGCAAATGGATGTTTGTTTTTATGTAACTGCTCTGCAAATTTTTGCTCTCTTGTATAGCATTCTTCTGCATACTTCATGTTTGAGTATGCAATTTCAGCTTCAGGTCTTGTATCTACAATTTCAGTTCCATTATAGGCACGAAATATTATTGTTTTCTGCATTTTATTCTGCCTCCCTTGCCGTGCGCAAAATCCGTGTTATTTCGTTTTCTGATGTTGCTATTTTGATTTTTTCAATTACTTCTTTGCTGTAACATAATTTTTTTGCAATACGAATTGCGTCATATCTTGCCTTTCCCATTTTGTTATTCTCCTTCTGTGCATTAAAAAAGCGATGCTAACGTCTGTGCTAACATCGCTCTACTCATGTTATGGGTTTTAATTCCCTGTGGTTTCCGTTTAACCTCGGATCGTACCGAATAAATCCGTGACGGTTGTTTTGCCTTTGCTACTTCGTAGTCACAATATGCATTGTGAATTGCTTTTGCTTTTTCTGACATAATTATCACTCCTTTCTTTTATTATCTTTCCCAGTAATATCCTGATCCATCTTCAAGGTATATCTGTAATTTACTTTCCGTTGCTGTAAAATCAGTTATCTTTGATATATCAATCATGTTATTTCTGTAAGTCATTGTTTCGTTCGGAATATCTTTCAAAACATCCGTATAACTTGCATTTGCCTTGTCGTCAAGTTGACGTGTTACATCTTTCAATTCAACCGTGATATATCCGTCTTTTACATACCAACATGCTACATCCGACAATGGAATTGCCTTTTCTAACTGAATAGAATTGATAGCTGTTTTAGTTATAATCTGCTTTGGTGCTGTGGATTTGCCTATTAAAAAAGCACTCATTACGAGTGCTGATGTGATGATAAGATATGTAATTTTGTGTTTCATGGTTGTTTCCTCCTTGATTTATTACGTGCTCCCTTGTATAATTATTTTACAAAGGAGGCTTTTATTATGGATAAAATTAAAACAAGCGAATTGATTTCAAAATTAGCTTTAGCTTCTGAGGAAGCGTGTAAATGTGAAGATGAAAACTTTCTTCGTGTACTCACTGAAAAAGTACATAAGAAGGAAACGGAAAATGTTACCTATGCAGACGTTATTAATGTTGCTCGTGTTGTAACTGATTTTTCTCGTTTTGCTTCTATTCGTGCAATATGTAAAGTATTACAAGATTTAGATATTACTGAGAACGATGTTGATGTTTTTAACAATGATGATTTCCGTAATACTTTAGCAAAAGCATTAAATGTCAAGTAGGAAGATAGGCTGCCTTAATCGGCAGTCTTTTCTTCTCTCGTAATTCCTGTATAATCAAGCGTTTTCTTGATATCTGTGTGTGAGAAATGGTCAAGAACTTCCTCAAGCTCTCCGTCTGTTTCTGCCTGTGCGACATATGAACCATTGATGTAAGCCATTGTGCTACTCTCCGTATGTGTGATCCCAAAAGTTTCTCCGTTTTTGTTTGTATACTGATACATAATAATTCCTCCTTATTTTTTGTTTTTTGGGTATAAAAATAGCACCCGAAAATTGGGTGCTTTGTTTGGTGTTGGGTGTATTATTTTTGGCGCTTTACTCTTCATCATATTTTGCGTCTATATATGCAATCTGCTCATCGTAATAAGCTCTTGCATTCTCACAACGGAGTTCATAGTTACTTCCGTTTGCTGGATAGCCTTCAGCTTCACACTGTTCAGCTATCTCTTTGCATTCCTCTCTGTACTGCTTTTCGAGTTCGCAGATTTTATCTATATCTGCTTTTGAATATACTCCTGCTTGTGCCATGCTTTGACGCATTTCCTCTATATTATTTGACATAGTTGTATCCTCCTTATTTTTGTAATTCTTTTTTCTTTGCCATCAATTCCGCTATTTGTGCGTCAATTGAGGCAATTTCTTCATTTGCCTTGTTATATTCTGCATCAGGTATCCATTCCATAATTTCTGAAGGTTGGACTTGGAGATATTCGCAGATACGGTTTAATGTGTCTGTTTTAAATACTTCATTTTTACTTATTTTAGATACAACATTTGTACTGATTCCTGTATCTTTACAAAGTTGTGTTTTTGTTATTTTGCGTTCATCTAATAGTGTGTCAAGTTTATAATATACTATCATACAATTTTCGCCTCCCTTTAATATATACAAAGATAGCATATTATTTGACTTTTTTCAAGTGCTATCTTGATAATGCACACTATAAAAGAGCAGACTTTTTGCGTTGATCTGCTCTTCTAACTATGCACTATTCTTTTATTGTGTCAAGTTCCGTTACATTTACACCCAAAGCGGATAAAATGACTTTTAAATCTCTGTAACGTGTTTTCATGGATTTATATAATGCGCTTTCTTTTTCTGCCATTTCCATCCATTCCTGTAAGCGTGAAAATTCTTCTACGCAAATTTTAATTGTTTCCTGATTATTCATCTCTTCCATCCTTCCACCGCCTTCCTAATTGTAGTATAGCGGATTTGTTGCGTGTTTACAAGTTTCTTATTTAATATACATATCGCAGAATACAGCCATGAAAAGTTTGTTAAATGCAGCCTTATTGATTGAAGTGTGCATAACTCCATCATTGACAATCTTCTTTGATGTAGCATATTTTGCACCGAACATATCAGACATGTTTTCAGCAAGTTTACTGATTTGAGCCTGTGAACAATTTTCAATACCAAGATTTACAAGGAACTGCTTGATAGCTTCTAAGAAGTCACCACGCTTATGTTCGTCAATCTTTTTCACATAAGCAGAGTGCATGTTGTCAGGTACAAACTTATAAGTTTCTTTCATGTTTTTATTCAATGGTTCAATGATGGCATTGTGTGCAGTTTCAGCCTTGCGGATAGCATTGTCAACTTCAATGCGTGGGAATTTTGTAGCCACTTCTTCTACAGATAACCCATTGTTGAGATCGTTCTGACGGTTCGCAAGAATATTTTCAAGTTGAGCCTTGAGTGGTTTCATCTCTGCTTTATACCGTAAATCCTCTGTAGCGATTGCAAGAGCAGAATCCTTGAATGTGTTTAACTGCATAGTTGCTTCATTACTAATTTTTGTGAAATTAATCTGATTCTTTGACATAATGTACTCCTATTCTCCTATTTCACGCATAGGTGCAAAATTGTTTTTGTGTGAAGTCCTCTGCTTTAATCCGACTTGGAACGGACAGACTTATTGTGTGGTCTGGTAGCATTACTTCTAAGTCCAGTTATACGGCTCAAGTTGTTACGATTCCTAACTAGCAGTCGGTTTATTCCCTGATTGTACGGTTCTCACGCACTTGTCTAGTTGTATCCTTGGATGGAGCGACTTTGTTATAAGTCATTATCTACTCAGATCCTTGTATAGCTCACAACCGCCGATTCTTTAATTGTCAATGTTCTTCCTATGAGTGCGTAGTGTGCAATACACCACTTCCTAATCAAAGGTGTTACATAGGATTTTTAAAAACTTTTTGTGGAATTTTTGCATGAAATATGCTAGAATATGTAATGCGTAAAGGTTAGTATTTTCATGCTATCCACTATGTAAGGGTGTAAGGTGTGCTAGACTTTGCACCCTATTTTATAGGTTGCTACCCTATATATATAAGCTATAAGTTTGAACATTTAAGTCAATCGCTTGACTTGTTTAAAGTATATCATGCTACTTGTTTATTGTCAAGTGTTTTTTAGGATTGCTTGCAAAGAAGTTTAAAGTTTTATTACTTCCTAGTTATTTACTTGACTTGATACAAGTATAACAGATATTCTTTTACTTGTCAATAGTCAATTTCTAATTTCTTAAAAATTGTTTTATTCTCTTGACTTGACTATATCTTATCATGTTACTTGTCTAAAGTCAAGTATTATTTTTCAAAAAATACGATAAAATTATAATACAAACACATGTTCGAATATGTTCTGCTCAAATAGTCCAGTCTGATTTTATCGAACATTTGTTCTGTTATCAATCCCACGGAAAAATGTAGAAATACCGTGATTTTAGGGTGTTCGGGGTGGTAAAAACTAAAAAATTAGTTATATTTTATCAGATTGTACATAGCAGCTTGTTCTATACACCAACTCTAAAAATTTACCTCCTCTTAATTAGCAAAAATCCCATAAAAATAAGGTAAATCTGCCATTCAGACAAAATTTACCCCTTATCGTACCCCATATCGTCAAAACCCACTAAAATCAAGCATTTCAGCCACTTCTAAACCCAAAAATCAAACTTCAATCTCATCAAAAATCCACCCACAATTCCAAAAACTTCCTTATTTATAAGCACTTTTCACGATAACGATTTTCTTAGCAAAAATTCCAAATCATATTATCAATATTAATCTCACTACACATATACCTCTCATCTCATACCCCAATCTCTAGCTTAAATCTCACGAAATCGACTCAAATTCATTTCAAAATACCTCCAATGATAAAATCCTTTCCTAAACATAAAACTCTCTTATTTCTCTCTCAGAACAAATATAACCATAATAATATGTGGGGGGGGGGGTACTCAAAAACTATATACAAATTACATTACTAAACATAGAATATACTATTATGAAAGGATATAAAAAATAATCAATGAATTACAAAGACAATTGTGATATAATTATAGAAAAAATATTAAAGGAATTTGATTCTATGGATAATACATCAAAAGAAAAATGGGAAGTACCAAAATATACAGGAAGTCAGATAAATAAAGCTGGTAGAAATTTTGTAAATCCTAATTCAACTGCCAAGGAAAAAGATGCCGCTTTAGAAGTAATCAATAATTGGAGGGCTTCACATGCTTATCCATTACAAATCATATGTAGTAATTTGCGTAGGAACAATCCAAATGCTATTGTTGTTCAAAGATTAAAAAGGCTAGATTCAATTATAAATAAACTTAATAGAAATAAGGATCATGTAATGGAATTATATAGAATGCAAGATTTAGGTGGTTGTCGTGTAATTGTAGATTCTATTGACGATGTATATAAAGCAGTTGATAAATATAAAACTTCTAGTATACGTCATATTTTAAAAAAAGAGTATGATTATATTAAATGCCCCAAAGAATCAGGATACAGGTCTTATCATATGGTATATAAATTTTGTAGTGATAGCAAAGAAACATATAATAAAAATATGCTCATAGAAATTCAATTCCGTACAAGGTTACAACATATATGGGCTACTGCTGTTGAAATGATGGGAATTTATACTAAGAGCAACCTTAAGGCGAGCCAAGGGAATGATGAAATACTTAGATTTTTTACTCTTGTATCTTCAGTTTTTGCCGCACAAGAAAAAATGCCACTTTGCCCAAATACATCGCAATGGGCAGATGAGCTGATAGTAGAAATAGAACAATTAGATAAAAAACATAACATTCTTTCTACTTTAAGTGCAATAAATGTTACTATTAATTATACAAGTGAATTAAAAATTAAAGGTAAAAATTTATATTATCTTTTGATTCTCAATTATAGTAAAAAAAATGTTAGAGTCAGAAGTTTTAATTCTTCACAAATCGAAGTTGCTACCAAAATATATGATACTGTTGAAAAAGAATCTAATCTTGATGCGGTTTTAGTATCCGCAACTTCATTTGAAACATTAAAATTAGCTTATCCAAATTATTTTGTAGATATTTCTGCTTTCATTGATAATTTAAGAGATATAATTAATCTTTATAAAAGTTTAATGGAATAAATAATATTATTATGCCAAAGACAGATGATTGATTTCGTCTGTCTTATTTTTTATGCCAAAAATAAGAAATAAGCAGAGAATATATTATTGAGCAGTATTCTACTTCTATCCCATTACTTACTCATAGAAAGGAATTTAGTATGAAACTAATTGACAGCAAAACAAAAAGTGATATCACAAAATATCTTAAGCAGAAAGAAAGTAACATCTCAAAGAGTAATCACAAATCAAAACACAAACATCATTATGAAGAATGTCTGATTCAATACAGATCCACATTTATAGGAAAAACTTGTCTTAATACAGATTTATATACTTACTGTACTATTTGTGGAAAAATAAATGAGCGATTCAAGGAGAACAAATCTATTGTAAAAGATTATATCAGAACAGTAGATACTCCAATAGGCAAATGCTACTCTCATATTTCTGGTGAAGAATTATATGAAAGTACCATGATAAATTGCCAGTATTCTTTGTAGAGGATATTTTTAAAGAGAAGTATGTTGATTTGGAGCAAAATAATAATTTAAAGAGAGAATAAAGCTATAGGTATATCTCACATATCAAAAATAAAAAATCATTGACCAATAACAATCAATTAAATTTTTACGGAGTAAATGGGCGTTAGACCATTTACGAAGTTATTATACTTTTTTATATATTTATGCTTTTTTATATTATTAATTATGCTTTTATACTATATACCTACTTTTTGGGAAAATTTTCACACAGAATTAAGTACCCCTTTGGGAAAATTTTCACACAAACTTAATAGGTAGTGTTAAATCTTTGGGAAAATTTTCACATAGAATTTTTTAACGAAAGGAGTGATTAAAATCGACAACTATATTTATCTATCTGAGAAAGATAAAAAAATAACCTCTGTCGGATTTTCAAAAAAGGAAATCAAAAATCATAAAGGTATTTCAGGTTTGAAATATTATCTCATCATATTATATCTAAGGAAACATGTACAAACATTTGGGCAAGTTACTCTCACACTTAATGATTTGCTACAGGAAATTGGATATTCTATAAAAACAAATAATAAATCAATATACTCTGATTTTCGAGAAATTATTAAAACAGAACTTATAAACAAGGGTTATGCAAGCTGTAATACAGACATTTTTGTAGTTAAACCAAACGATTTATTTTATCTTCAATTATCTTATGAGAACAACATTTTTTTTACAGAAGATAATTTTGTACAGATTACTATTTCTGAATATGAAAAAATCTGTTCTCTCTCATCTAAAATTAATAAATCCATTCTTTTAGGAATTTATCTTTATATAAAGCAATATATCATGGATTATCCAGGAGATATTGCACCTGTTAAAATTTCTTTTCCATCAAAATCACAAATTGCGAAAGGATTAGATACTTCTATCCAAACAGTTGAAAACGGATTATTTGTCTTAGAATCTTATAAATTAATTTATATAAGAAGAGATATGTTTGTGGAGAATAAAAAAGAAGAAGGTGTATTTGTTCCTACAAGAAATGTATATGCTCTTGATCCAATGGAATTAGAAGGTGATTCTGTTTTAATCGAATTAGAAAGAATTTATGGAAAGAGAATATATAACAAAGAGGATGTGCCTGGTGAAATTAAATATTTAACAAAAATGAAAGGAGAATAAAAGTATGGGAAGAATGATAAAAATTGCAGAAACGAATGAAGTCGGTGATTCAAACCAATTATATAAAATTGGTACAAAGTGGTTTAAAAGCAAAACACACTATATTAACACATTGAAATCATTCAATATTTCATATCAAACTATATTAGATTTGTTAGAGTCTGATAAAAATTGTTTATTTTCTGATGAGGTTAAAAACAAGATTATCAAATTATTAGAAAATGAATTATAAAACAGAGAATAAACATATGTAACAAATTAACGCAGCACTCAAAGGAGTTGATTGCAATGAATAAATTTTCAAACAGTAAAGGAGAACTAATTAATGAACAGAACCGTAACAATTACATCAAAGAACCATAAATACCAGAATACATATGGTGGACTAATCATAGAATATGATTTCTGTACAGATTGCCCTCGAAAAGATAAAGCACCTTCTGTCGCAGACCGAATTTTTAGAGATTTTGCTTTTGATAAGCAATGTAGAAAGAATGCAGAAGAAAGAGATAGAAATGAAGAAAATAAACACGAAAATATTATTCAAATTATTTAGTTTTGTAAAGTAAATAGAAATTTCATTTTGAGAATATATAAGTGGAGGTAATTTTATATGAATAATAATTTTGACAATGTTGGAGAAATGAAGGAGTTAATTGTAGATGAACTTTCGGAATGTGAATTTGACAATAATTTCAGATGTGAAGAATGTTCTGAATTGGAGCAATGTTATTACAAAGCTTCTACAAAATCATCTCATGAGTTTGCAGAGAGTTTAGATTATGGTGGCTATGATTCTGAAGATGAATTTTGGGAGAATTTAGGTTAAGGCGGTGATGATATACTGAATGAGTGAATATGGAATTAAAATAAAAAATATTAGTGCTGGTATGTTGTATGATGTTAATCTTGGAACACGAGATTATTTTACATATACTGATGCTATGTTTAACAACAGTTTATTTAGTTTTTTCTTGCAAAAGAACGGATTAAATATTTATAAAGGAAAATCTGGTAAAAAAAATGAAAGTACACGAGATATAATTTGTCTTGATTATGAATTTGGAAGTCGCTCTTATGATAATGAGCATACTCGATTAGAAAAGTTATTTAATGATACTGATGGTGATTCTAAGGAACGTATTAAACAGGCATTACAAAAAGTTGAAGATAGAAAAGATCTGTATGATGAAAAATCACGAGATGAAATTCGAGAGTATTTTTATGAGAATGGTGTTAATGTTACATATAAACGTAAACGTAGAGACGGAACAATTAAAGAAGAAACTATTCATTATGAGATGCTTTTTCGTACAAGTGCCAAAGCTAAACTTGGACAAGTTATTTTCATAAATAGTAAATTATATGACATTGCATATGATTGGCTAACAATTGGACTTGGAAAAAAAATGAGTCATGACAATGCGAAAATCGTTGAAATGTCAGCCTATGCTCCACTTACCACATCTACCATTATTGGTACACTTCATATACCTGTTGAGGATATTCTAATTCTCAAAGATCAGGATTCCTTTTTTGAAACAATGACAAAAGTTGTTAAAGCAGAAGAATACGAAGTAGAAGTCAAAAAGAAAAATAAAGAAACTAACAAAAACGAAAAGGTAATTGAAAAACGTAAAAAATGTGTTGTATCCGAAGAAAAACGTCAAGTCAAAAATACAATTTGGGATGGTATGGCACTAATCGAAGCTGATTATAATTATCTTCGTCTCCCACCGTATATTAACGGAATGGCATTACTCAGAAATCACCTTTTTAAAGCATGTGCTTTTAAGAGTTATCTTCAAAAATTCTTTAAAGATTGGTGTGATAAAAATGGATATAATTACAATACATACCAGGTTCAAGATATGTTTGGTAAATGGCATTATTTAAAAGATATTAAGATGATAACCACTGATAATGCGATTAAATGGAAGAAATTTCAAGACTTAATGGGTAATAATATTACTGAAGCATATGACTATTGGTGCGAAAGAATTCATTCTGATGGTGATATGTGGGGCATTGTAAAAACTGACCACCCTAGTAAATTAGGACAATATCAACAGTTGAGTTATCAGATGATTAATACTCTTCCATGTACGAAGGATAATGTAAAAGATATTGCTCAGATTAGCATTGATTATGTTGAATTACTTAAGCGTGATAATGATGAATTTGAAAAGTTCCTTAGAAAGAATGCAAATGAAGTAAATCATTATGAAATGCTTGCTGATTTATATGCTCAAAATCATGAGTTTGGAAATAGTAAATTTTTTAGATATGAAAAGAAAGAGATAATTAAACAATATGTTTTTAGAATGAGAAAAGGAAAAATTATGGTCAATGGTGATAATTTGACTGTATGTGGTAATCCTTATGCACTTCTGCTCTATTCTGTTGGTGAGGATTTTGAAAAAGATTCAACGCTTTCTCAAGAATCTAATTGTATTCAGTGTTACACTAAACGTTTTGATGATAATGAATATCTTGCAGCGTTTAGAAATCCACATAATTCCCCGAACAATATATGTTATTTACATAATGTCTATTCTAAAGAAATGGATAAGTATTTTGCATTTAGTAAAAATATAATAGCAGTTAATTGTATTCATACAGATATTCAAGACAGGGCAAATGGGATGGATGAAGACTCGGATTTTATGCTTGTCACAAATCAATCAACAATGGTCATATGTGCAGAAAGATGCTATAGAGATTTTTATACTATTGTAAATGCATTACAAGAGTCTGGTATTACCTACAATAATACAAAAAAAGATTATGCTGCCATGGATAACAAGTTTTCAAAGTCACGTATGGGAATCGGGTATTCAAGTAATTTGGCTCAGTTGGCAATGACTTATTATTGGACGGAATTACAAAAAGATAATCCTGATGAGAAAAAACTTAAAGAACTCTATGACAATTTTATTATTCTTTCTGTTCTTGCGCAGGTTATTATTGATGGATGCAAAAGAGAATATGAAATTGATGGCAACAAAGAAATTGATAGAATTAGCAAACTCCCTTGTATGAACATTAAAAGAATCGTTGGTTATACGGAGTCAGGTAAACCAAAGTATAAAAAACATGATTTTCCTGAATTTATGAAATATACAAGAGAAATTAAATATACAAAAGATGGTAAAGAACTTCCACAAGATGAAATTAACGAATCAAAGAATAAACTTAAAAGTCGTATTAATAGGGAGTTATTGTGCCCTATGAACTGGCTTGAAGATTGTATTAATAAGATTCAGAACGCCTCTACCATTGAAACAATTCCAACTTCTGCATTTTTTATTAAGATGAATGGAGAAGCTAATCGAAGGCAAATGACAAAGATGATGAAAATTATAGAAGACTATGATCTAAGTGTAAAATCTGCAAAGATCAATATTTTAGATAGTGAAGAGTATATATCTTTCTTATCTGAAAAAAATTCTGAAATCATATCTGAACTTTCTAAAATAAAAATAAAAAACGTTGTAACTATTAATCGTCTAATCGAAATTGCACTAGGATTGAGTAGTGAGACTGGTGCTTCAAAAAATCGTACATATAATCCCGAAAAACATACAAGAAAAATATTGAATTTGTTGTATAAAGTTAATAAAAATAAGTTTTTGGTGAATTTCTGTTGTAAATAATGTACAAAAACTGCACGATTATTTTGTTATTGTTTCCCAAAACCCTTGATTTTATTGGCTTTCATAATTTGCCTAATGGGTGTTATATGGAGGGAAGAAAGCACAGAGTTGTGTTAGTAAACTCCCACGCCATTGCCAATGCGTGTAATAAGTACGGGCTTGCAAGTTTAAAAAGTATACTAGGGGCAGACGTATCATTATCTGCCCCGAATATAACACAATGAAATCAGCTTTTCTTGGCTGATAAAACAGAGAATATATAATTGTCGAAAGGCATTATAATATTTCGTCTAACATATGACTATAAATTAGTTGCTGTGAAGCCATATGAAAAACTTGTGTATGGTGTGCAAAACCAGTTAAGTTCAGCAAGCGAGACTGTACCATGCATTTCTGTGGAAGATATATAGGAATCAAACCTATGGGGAACGATTCGAGGCGTTTTCAAACAGAACAATTCTAAAAATCATTTCTAAGATTGGTACATATTCATATTGTACTCCTCTTCTTATATGTGTCGGTGATTGTGCTACAATTCTTGCAGCATGGTTGCCGATTATTCTCTAAATATATTATTGCTGGCGAGTGAAACGGATTATCACACATGACTCATTTTCATGAAATAACAGGTTCGACTCCTTGTGCTTCAGCAACTCTCCCATTTTATGTGGGAACTGGTCGGTTTCGGATCAGAGGACGAAAATTCTAAGATAAGCATGGTGACATGTATAAAGTGGCTCTTATCGTATTATAAGGCTGCGACTGTAGCAATACAGCTTGACGGAAAACACATAAAATCTACGCCCAACCTTCTATTCAAGGACAACTGTTGGCGAATATGGTTGACTGGTGGGTGTCTTGAAATAGGCACTGTAGTAACACAGAAATGTGGGTATGATTTGTGTACTATTGGTGGGAATACCGCAAGTGTAACTGCTAGTAGGATTTTGGTAATATCTCTTAAGTTGAAAAACAGGGATGGAATCAAAAAGTAAGGAGATCGCAATCCGAGCAGGATGGTGATGATTGGGCTGTGCTCAAAAGGCACGGATGGTCAAATGTACACCTCATCGTCCATATGTAAGTACATACTTTTGAAGGAAATCAAATTATTTTAGGTAAATAATATTAAAGAAGATTACAAAACAGCAAAAGTGTGTATGACTATGAAGAGAAAAACAACTTATTGTCCTGTAATATGGACATATATGACACTCGCAAAGTGTTATGTAAGAAAGTACAAGTAATTGCAACCGTAAGAGATTCGCACTCTCTGAACTCCGCAAGAGGCGATGTGATGAAAGAAAATCTATAATACTTCATAGTAAGAGTTTGCCAGTTATGTCAAAATTGGTGTTGTTGCTAACTACAAGCTAATCGCTTGTGTGATAAACTGTGTCCAACCACAGTAGATGTTAGTGTATTGAGTCAAATATCTCAGCTCATATTAAGTAAGGATCTCATACTTCGGTATGGGATTTTTTATTTTGGGAATTAGTTCAGTTTGGTTAGAACGCCTGATTTGGGTTCAGGAGGTCGTGGGTTCAAATCCTACATTTCCAACTACTATCCTACTTTGTAGGAAATAAATCAAGAAAGAAGTGAAAATTATTAAGTACATTTCAAAAAATGAAATTGAAAAGCTATTATCCGAAGGTGTAATCAGAAACACAAGACGAGGATATATCGACAAAAATGGATATCCAGTCGGTTATTATCGTACTAAAGGTGTTGCTAAAAAGCGTTACATCGAAGATAAGTATGTTAAGTAGGTTCTGCCTATGAAAAATAGAATTGAATATAAAGGTTTTTATATAGACAAGACCGAAAATGGCTTTCGTATCTGTAGAAAAGAAGATACAGAAAAACATACTCATATGAAAAATCTTAATCCATCATATAAACTTATAGACAATGTGCTATCAAATAAAATTCCTACTCGTTGTGGATGTTATTATTTGGAGTCACATGCTAGATTAAGCTATGATGAAAATTATATTAGGAAGATTCGTGAGTATATCAAAGTAAAACAGAATAAAAGCAAACAAATGTATTATAATCCTGGCAGAAAACGTTCTGGTGGGAATTTTTAATTTTATGGAGGATTTAAAGGATTATGGTAGATAGTAAGATTAAGAAAGCAATTGTTAGTGCAGCTAAAAAGAATATTACAGCAAGTGGTGTACGAATTGAAAACGGAGTTTTCGTTGATGATGAAGGCTCTATTGTAGATCGTATCGCTGAAATGTTACCAGAAGGTACTACTATTTTTGATATTAAAATTAGTATTGAGCTTCCAGATGAAGAGTCTGAATCTGCTGAATAGAAAGTAGGTGGATACAATTAGCACCTATAAAAGATTCGAGAACGAAACAGATGAGGAACTTATCTATAGGATATGCGAAGATAAAGACCAGATAGGTTCTTGGAATGATGTGGCGAATATAATTAATGAACTTACTGGAAATGATTTTGGGGAAAGTACATACAGAAAGAAGTTCCAAGCATTTAAAAAGATGTTAAATGCAAATCAGTCTAAGTTTGTTGATTCCGATGCACAGTTAAAAGAAATACAGTTAGCTCAGAGAGAACTTGAAAAAGAACGAAAGAAAATCCAGAGTGAAAAGATTGAATATAATAAATGGCTTAGAGAAGATGCTAGAGATGAAATGATCGCTGAGAAAATCAGCGAAACAATTTTATCTTTGCCACAGTTATCGTCTCCTATTCGTATTCAGCCAACAACAAATAAAAAGTCTTGGATACTTGCCATTAGCGATTGCCACTATGGTTGTGAATTTGAAATCAAAGATTTTTATAATGGAATTATAAATGCGTACTCTCCTGAGATATTTGAGGAAAGAATGACAATTTTATTTAATAAGGTTGTGGACAAAATCGAGGAACTTGGAATTACTGAATTGTCAATTATTGAACTTGGAGATGGCATTGATGGATGTCTCAGAATGTCTCAGCTTATGAGATTAAGATATGGCGTAATTGAGTCTAGTATTCGTTATGCAGATTATTTAGCAAATTGGTTGAATGAATTAAGCAAATATGTGTCAATAAAATTTCAGATGGTTTTTGATTCAAATCATAATCAGTTAAGACTATTGGATGGAAAAAAGAATACATCTCCAGATGAAAATGTTAGCAAAATTATGATGGCTCTTATTAAAGAACGATTGAGAGATAATGAGAATATCGCAATACTCGAAAATCCAACAGGAATGACTTACTCAATGATGTCTACATACTGTGTTGTTGGATTGCACGGTGAGAAGAAAAATCTAAAAATTAATTTATTAGAAATGTCACGCACATATGGTATTCATATTGATTATACAATTTCTGGACACATTCACCATGATGCTCTTAAAGAGATTGGGATGGATTCAGCAGTATTATCTGTTGGTTCAGTAATTGGTATTGATCCATATGCTATGACATTAAATGCAGCATCAAATGCTTCTTGCTCAATGTTTGAATTTGAACAAGGACAAGGTAGAACGGCTGAATATGTATTTAAATTAAATTAAATAAAAATTGTAGCCCACTGTTCGGCTCAGTTTGGAGTAATTGTGGAAGCAGATATTCACAGCTACAATTAATATATTATTTTTGGCTGACGAAGCCACTATCAGAGGGAGTGTACCTTATATGGACGCTACCCTCTTTTACTATGTAAATTTCTAAGAAAGGAATTTTCTTATGAAAAAATATGAAAAGCCAATTGTAGCTATTATTGAAAATCAATCAGAAGGTATTTACATGGCAAGCGGTTGTTACACAACTACTGCTACTATTCATCAAAGACCTGAAATTGGTAGAGGTGATTATCGTATTCAAATAAAAGGAATACATAATGCTGACCATACTAAAGAGTCGCAGATTTTAACAATTAATTTCAATATGCCAGTTGAATATGTTGCTTCTAATGGAAATTTAATTAATGGAAATGGTTCTGCCGTTTTGCAGATTAAATTGAATTATCATCAGAACCCTAATGACAATATTGGCATGGGTGATTTAATTATAAAAGCAGATAGTGGACTAAGTGTTGTTAGTGTAAATATTACTGATTAAAAAATATACCGAAAAGGTAAGAACAAAAAATATTAAGGAAAATAAAGGAGAATTTAAAAATGGTAAAGAATGAATTAGTAAGCGCAATCGCAGAAAGAATCGAAGGAGCTAAGAAAGGTGACATCGCTGTTGTACTTGATACATTTGCAGATGTTATTACAGATACATTGAAGGGTAACGCTACAGAGTCAGTTCCTGTTGGAAAACTTGGAAAGTTTAAGGTTAAGACAGTTCCAGAGCGTAGAGGAAAAATTATGATGGGCGATCGCAAAGGTGAGGAGTATGTAACTCCACAGCATGATGAGATTTGCTTTAAGATGTCAAAGTCTGCAAAACAGCTCTAATTCTAAGGTGGTGAAAATATATTGAAAACATTTGGTTTTACAGATACAAATGATTTTGCTGAATTTTTAGCAGATACTTTTGACAAGCTAGATGTTTGTACAAGAGATTATGACGATGATTGTTCAGAAATTGTAGTTGTGGCTAAGTATGATGTGATGAAAGATGTTCTTAATTCTGTTATTAAGAATACGAATTTTAAACTTGCTTCTTGTAACGATTTGAATGATCCTTATTGGGACGGTTATGATGATGCATTTATTCTTAGTATTGATTCTGAAATGAATGTATGGGTTCAGGCTGCCAAGTATGAGGGAAGTGATACTTATATCAATATGGATGAGACAGACATTGTATTTATTCATGGAGATGTGGGTTCAGCTTTTGTTAAGGACAATAAAGATTCTGGATGCATTATTCATGAATTCAACATTGGTGAGGACGCTGAAGATGTAGACGATGATTGTGATTGTAATTGTAAGAATTGCAGTTGCAGTGACATAAGTGATGATTCTCATAAAAATATTACATTTGATAAAGATGAAAACGGAAATATTCACGGATTTACTTCTGTTAAAAGTGATGTTAATGGATATGAAAAGCGTGAATTTTATTCTAGTAAGCCGATTGATTTAAGTGATTTTGACGAATATAATTCGGTTGGAAGATTATTTGATTTGCTTGATTTTATTTTTTAAATATTTAGAGTGTGTGGTGTATGCTACACACTCTTTTTGTATCCTCTCATAGACCACTAAAGATGTGGGGTAGACTGTAAATCTATCGTCTTCGGATCGGCTTGGAGCGTTACCAAGTGGGAGGACTTTTGATGTTTCTGTGAATGGAAACAGAGAATAAATATATGTACTCATGATCGGTGTTATAGCTGATTGTGGGATTTATGGAATGGGACTGTCAGAAGTCATGAGCTGACAGAGTAGAGTCACCTACCTCTCTCCCATTCTATTTTTATGTATTGGAGTAGGTGAGAAAGTAGGAAAAATATGTCAGCAATTATAATGTTAAAGGTTGGAAATAAAGAAGTCCAATCTACTAAAGTAACTTATGAAGATTTAATTATTTTGTATAAGCAATTTATTAATACTTATGGTGAAGTGCCAGTATATTCAAAATGTGATTCAAAACATAATATGCCACAAGGCAGAATTATAACTCGTGTATTAAAAGAAAATAGTATCACCTATAATGATTTCTTGTTACAGTTTGGTAAGGTATCTCACGTAAGGACAGAAAGTAAAGATTATGATTTATATGTCAAAAGATTTAAAGAAGTAAGTGATAATATTGGTCATGCTTTATGTGGAAATGAGTTAATGAATAATAAATATGGTTTACCAAATCCAATTTGGTTCGTAAAATATTGTCCAGATAAAAATGTAAAAAAATATGATGATTTCGTGCGTTGGTGTGGCTATGAAAGCAATAAGTTCAAAAAAGAAAAAGAAGATATTGCGAATGCACTTATAAATCTTGAGAAAGAATTAGGTAGACCAATTTTGCGAGAAGATATTTCACTTGAGAAAACTGGTTTTTCAATGATTGTATTGGTAAGAATGTTTGGTGGTCTTAATAAGGCTAAAGAAGAGATTGGTCTTATGCCAACGACAACAGATAAACCATTATATCCATTTGAATATTATAAGAATACTATTACAGAAGCATTAAATAATCTATATGAGAAAACTGGTAGGAAATTTCTTACATGGCAAGATTTAGAAAGTGGTTTATATCATAAAAATAATATTGAACATAAATCAATGACAAAAGCATTTAAGCGTGAAGGTTTAGATGTATTTGCTTATATTAAAAGTCTTGGATTTGAAATGAATCCAAATAATTTTAGTTTTAAATACACGTTTGATGATGGTGAACGTGCTGTATCAACTATGGAATTTGATTTTTCTACATATATACGTTCTCTTGGATATGAATATAACAAATCATATTTTAGAGATGTAATGTATAAGACTTTTACCAATAGTGATAAGAAACGAAAAACAAATTGTGATTACTGTATGCTTTTGCCTAACGGTAAAAAGTTATATGTTGAAATTGCAGGTGTTATACCTAACGACACGGCAGATTGGAGACATTATGAATACAAGTACAAACATCATCAAGAGTATCAACAGAAAATGTTATACAAAGAAAAAATACTTATAGAGAACAAATGTAATTATCTATTTCTGTTTTCATCTGAAATGAAAAATGGAAGTTATAAAGAAATATTGCACAATAAAATAAATGAGATTTTACAAGAAGTAGCTTAGTTACCACTATCCTACTTCTTTTTTATATGTGAAAGGAAGTGAGGTTATTGAATGGTAAAATAGCAGATAAATTAGATCCAGTTACAGATGAGGAATGGGCAGAGGTTAATGAGTTTAATAGGAATATGGTCGAAGATTACCTCAGTAATCAGACTCATCTTTCACCACATAGTTTACATGCTTATAGGTCTGCATTAAAGATATTCTTCGTATGGGTTAAAAATAATCTGAATAACAAAAACTGCATAGAAATTAGAAAGAAAGAATTTCTTCGCTATATGAATTTTCTTGCTAATCGTGGACTATCTGAAGCTGCGATTAAATTTAAAAAGTCTTCTGTCAGTGCATTGAATAAATTCATCGAGAATTTCTACGATGAGGACTATCCTACGTTCCGTAATTATGTAACTGCGGAGATGCAAGTACCAAAAACAGGTAAGGTTTTCGCAAAAGAACCATTGACTCCTGATGAAATGGATCATTTATGTTCGGTATTAGCTGAACGTGAAGAATGGCAAAAATTAGCATATGTAAAGTTTACATATTCTACTGGATGTAGACATGCAGAGAGCTTACAGTTGCTTAAAGAGGTTATTAATTATGAGCCTAAAAGGAAAATTGTAACAATTGTCGATGAGGATGGCAAAGAACAAGAAGTAGAATCCGTATCTTATAAAACACATGAAATTCGCTGCAAGGGACGTAGTGCCGTTGGTAAGGTTAGAAAATTGCAGTTTGGACAAGATGTAATGGACGCATTAAAGAAATGGCTTGAAGTGCGTGGCGATGATGATTGCCCTTATATGTTTGTCGTAAAAACTAAAGATGGTTCAAAGGTGCGACAGATTGGATATAGTGCATTCAATGATTGGTGTATAAATGAATTTTCTGAAATTGTTGGTAGGAGAACGACTCCACATAACTTCCGAAGAAGCAGAGCGACCAATCTTGTATGTTATGACCATCGTGCATTGGAAACAGCACAGAAACTTTTGGGACACGAATCTTCCGAAACTACTCAGATGTATGTAATTCGTGAAGACACAGAGGATGCCGATGAAGCTTTTGTCTAACATCATTTCCCAAATATCAAACAGAGAATATATAAGTATCACATCTTGGCATTTGCTATTCACATAGCATTGTAAGACAATATCTATCCTACCAACATCTAGGATCTTCGGTGACTCTCAGCCTTAGAAATGAGAAGATGTTCGTGCTTCTCTACGTTAATGAGAACCTTAATAGTATCACCAACGCAAGATAAGTGATACGCCCTTACATCCATGAGTTGTAAGTATATGTTGACAATAAATGCTGTACTGCTATCAGTGTTTATTCGAGTATTCAAAGGTATGCTTAACCCTAAAGCAGTGTAGCGAAAAACGTGAAAGAAAAGCACTTGTAAAAAAATTGACAGATAAGAGTCATTAAACCTTATCAATTGGTCTTTACTCCGAAGACTGAAAATATGTGGAGAATAATCAATAAGCATGAATGGATTGCGAAAGTTTTCTAATTTAAAACTGGATGTGTACAGTCCAATATCAGCTAGTTAGTGCTTTATGCTGATTTTTTATGGATCGTTCGCCTAGTTGGTTATGGCACTACCCTGTCACGGTAGAATAACATGGGTTCAAGTCCCATACGATTCGTTAGAGATACTTGACTTTATATTTTTCAAAGCACTCTGTAAAGGTTACGAAAAATACAACATTGGGGTATCGTCAAGCGGTAAGACATAGCACTTTGACTGCTAAATTAGTAGGTTCGAATCCTACTACCCCAGTTAGATTAAAAGGAAAACGAAAAAATAAAAGAAAGGAGTGTACATATAATGGCTTATTTACAAGTTACTGAAAACGACTTGGAAATTGGTGACGTATTAAGTATTACAAGTGATAATTGTAAAACTTTAAAAGCTTTACAGATGCTTATTGGAAATCAGACAAAAGCAAGTATGAGTATTGATTTTGATAACAATTGTCTTGTTTTTAAAGTAAATGATACAGATATGAATTTACCACAATTACAGTGTAATTTGTCAAAGTCTACCATTAAAAATATGATTTGCGGATTAAAAGAATTTTATAACTTATTAAGTGAGGAGGAAACTGAATAATGAAATTAGCACAGAAAACAGAAATTAACGAAGATGTAATTACAGTAAGTTTAAATGTCGAAGAATTGGGTGATAGTATAAGAGATGCTGATACAGAGAAAAATCAGTTACATAATTTCGTAAGATATATCGAATATAGCCAGATTGACTTCTCTGGAAATTTGAAACTTTCAGATACAGGAATTCCTGTGATTGTTACTGATGAGCCAGACGGTTCTACTATTGAAAAGGTCACAATTTCTGATTTAGTAAATAAAAAGTACACTCTCGATGAGCATTTATCTATTACACTTTCTATTGACATAAATAAAATTCCTACTGCTTCTCTTGGTACAGTGTTTAATACTCCTGAAAAATTAGGACAGGCAATGGCAGTTCTTTTCTTGGAAAAAGTGAAAGCTGCAATCACAACAAAATTAACAGAAATCAGAGCGTTGGCAAATGATTTTGAAGCTGAAACATCTGTTGTACTGTAAGGAGGCTGACTATGTATAAAATTCTTATTAAAGATTCCAAAACAGGAATGTATCGTTATCTTACTGTAAAGCAGGAAATTATGAAAGAACAGAAAGAAACTGTAACCGATGAAGATACCCATGAAGTAAAAGAAGTTACTACATTGGTTGGGACTGGCGAATATGAAACTGTTGAATATTCTACAGAAAATAAAGATGAATTAGAGAAGAAATGTATTGAGCTTTTAGCTTCTTACAAGGTAACAGAATTTACTCCGATTAATACATTGGCTTATACAACAGATCTTGTTTGGTCTGAGTAATTTATAATGGGTGGTACTCTTCCACCCAAAATATGGGGCATTAGTCAAAAGGTAAGACAATGGATTTTCATTCCATGAGTATCGGTTCGAGTCCGTTATGCTCTATTTATGATTTCGCAGCCAAGTTGGTCAAGGCATCGGACTGCAACTCCGAGGGCGTGAGTTCGACTCTCACCGAAATCTTTTCGTACGGTAAACCTGATGTAAAAACCTATTTTTTGGATGCATACGAAACTTAGGTGTGTAAGCTCAACACTTACTACCGCCCTATCAAATTATCCGTAGGCAACAACTACGCAGATTATTCTGATAAAGTCGTAATGAAAATAGTTTCATTTAGTTTAGAGAAAGATAATTTTTTAAGAAAGAGTCATTTCATGAGAGATGGCTCTTTTGTATATACACCTTTAGCTTAATTGGTAGAGCAACGATCTCCAAAATCGTTAGGTCTATGTTCAAATCGTAGAAGGTGTGCTAAGTGAAGTGAATTGCACTTTCATTGGAAATTTAATATTGGAAATTATGAGAGGTCATTTCGTATGAAGTGGCTTCTTTTTGTGTTGTGATGGAATTTAAAAAGAGAATAAATACATAGCCAACTATGAGAGGATTGTTACTGTTTCGATTGCAGATGGTTGGATTATGGAGTGAGAAGCTGAAGAAGTCATGAGCTTCAGTATAGTAGATACTCGCACTACTCTCTCACTCTATTTTAATTGGTTTTGCGAGTGGAAAGCGAGAAATGAAATTATGCAAGGAATACCAAATAATCCAAAAGAATTTTTGGAACGAGTTAATAAAATAAGTCCAGAATTTGATATAACTGGAAACTACACAAAATTATCTGAAACATATTTACATTGTAAATGTAAGAAATGTGGACATGAAAGAAATTATTCAGCAAAAACATTGCTAGAAACACAGCATTGCAGATATTGTGAAAGAATGAAAAAGTATGATGATATATTAAATATATCTGATAATGAATTTAAGGAAAGAGTCCAGTCAATATATCCAGATTTAAATATTACTGGTACATATAAACCTGGACAAAAAGAAATTACATGCATTTGTAAAAAATGCGGATATAAAAATAGGATAAGAACATTATCATTATTAAATGGTTCATATAAATGTTCAATCTGTGAAAATGGAAAAGAAAATATTCAAATAGGTGTGAATGATATAAAGTCTATTAATCCCATCTTATATGATTGTCTTGTTGATAAATCTATCAATGAAAAATTCACAATAAATAGTAGAAATAAAACAGATTTTATTTGTCCCTCTTGTGGTCAAATAATTAAGAATAAGACAATAGATCATGTTAATAAACGAGGTCTTAAATGCAAATGTCAAGATGGTAATAGTCTTGGTGAGAAATACTTATATCAGGTGTTAAAATCTGTTGATATAAATATAGAATCTGAGAAATATCTGAATAATAATTATTCTTACAGATATGATTTCTATGGTAATTACAATAGTATTGAATGGATATGTGAATTGAATGGTAAACAACATTATGAGAAATCCTTTCATACATTAGGTGGAAGAACTCTACAAGAAGAAATCCAAAATGACAAAGAAAAACAAAAATATGCTTTGGAGCAAGGCGTTAATAGATATATCGTAATTAATTCAAAAGAATCTGGTTTTAATCAATTAAAAGACGCTATCATCAATAGTGATTTATCAAAAATATATGATTTTTCAAATGTTAATTGGGTTGAATGTTATAGACAATCATTAATGTCTGATGTTTTTAAAATTGCTGATTTATGGAATGATGGTTATAAAGTAATGCAGATATGCGATATAACAGGACTTGCTAAAAATACGGTAAGAATATTTCTTACTAGAGCCAATGATATCGGATATTGCAAATACGATCATACGCAAAGTACAAGAAAATATGTCAAATGCATTGAAACAGGCGAAATATTCAAATCTCTGAGAGATGCAGAACGTACATATAATATAAAAAGAGGTTATTTGTCAGGTTGGTTAAAAGGAAGACATACTCTTCCAGTTGCTAATCATACTTGGGAATATTATCAAGAAGAGTCGGTTGCTTAATCGGCTCTTTTATTTATGTTGGAATGAAAGGAAGTGACTGTTAATTGGCTACGGCTAAAAAAAGTACACCAACGGCTAAATTAACAGCCGTTCAAGCACGAGAGCGTGTAGATGAATTACAAGAAAAATTAGATAAGTTTGAAAGTACGGCATACTGCCCTATGTGTAAAACTCACAAGGATAGAGAAACAAAATTTTATTTTAATTCTGATCCTATGTTTGGTGGAGATGCTTGCTCTCCTATTTGTCGTGACTGTGCAAGAAAAATTGCTTTAAGAGTTGGTAAAGATGGTAAAGAACAAGAGCCAACGAAGGAAAGTATAATTACTGCACTTAAATATTTAAACAAACCTTTTTTAAGCAATCTTTGGAATTCAAGCGTTCAAGAATCCGAGAATGCATTATCAGGTAAGGTTAAAAATAATCCCTGGAATGCATATGTAAAAAATGTACAGATGACAAATTATTATGGAATGACATTTTTTGATTCAGACTTTTATAATGAAGAACAATTAAGTCTTGTTTCTTCAAGGGAAAATAATAACAATAATAACACCATTTCAGATAATGAAATAGGAGAACAATTTGAACAGAATAAGAAAGATGCTATAAGGTTGTTAGGTTATGATCCATTTGAAAACGAATCGTTATCTGAACAGCCTTTTTTATATGCAACTCTTATAGGTTATCTCGATGCTGCTGAAGAAGCAAATGATGACAGGATGCGATTATCTTCTATTATTGAAATCGTAAAAGGGTTTAATCATATCGAAAAAATGAATGACATTATTGCTAGGCTCATGGATGATTCTGCTCACATTGAAAGTAATATTGGTACAATTAAAAATCTTGAAGAAACAAAAAGCAAAATTACTGCATCTGTTTTAAAACTTGCTGCTGATAATGGTATTTCACTAAAACATAGTGTTAATTCTACGAAGGGCGAAAACACTTGGACTGGCAAGGTTAGAAAGATGAAAGAAATGAATCTTCGTGATGCAGAAGTCAACTTATATGACGCTGAGTATTCTGCTGGATTAAGTCAAGTTGCAGATATTAGCAATGCTTCTATTCTCAAACAGATTATGTTGGATGAAAATGACTCTGCCGACATGATTATACAGCAAAGAGAATTAATCACGAAATATAAGAAAATAGCTGATGAGTATGAGGAAAAGGCAAGAATTTTATTAAGAGAAAACATAGATCTAAAAGCTCTAATTAAAGAAAACGGAATTGATATTTAGGAGGAAGTGTATGGGATTTGAATTTACTGACTCTGGAATAATGATTCCAAAAGATTATGAAATATATGTTAAGCCAACTGAATTTCAGATATCAGAACGAAAGTTGGAAGGATATAAAAAACTTGCTGAAATACGACAGTTTGGGATTAAATACCCGACAAAATTTATGAAGGAATTCATCGGAGTTGAGCTTCTTGATGCGCAGGAATATACTTTTATGAACTCATGGACAAAGCCATTTGTGCTATGGCTTGAAAGTCGTGCCGCTGGAAAAACTACCCTACTTGCCCTATTTTCGATGGTCAAGGGACTAATTTTTAACAACTACAGAACGTACATTTGTTCAGGAACAGCAGACCAATCTCAAGAAACTTTTAAGAAGATCGAAGATATTGCATTAAAAAATATTGAATCAATGACTGGTCTTACAGATGTTTTTAAAAATGAAGTTGAAATATCGCAAGCAAACTCAAATGGATTTATCCACAATCCAATGGGCTTTACATATAGGCTGTATAATGGTAGCTTTGTAAAAACATTGAATAGTAATATTAATGCCAAAAGAGGTAAGAGGTGTGAGTGCGTCTGTTTTGATGAGGGCGGCTGGCTCTCAGAAGAAGAATTTAATGTTATTGGTGCATTTACAACTCTTGATTCAAATTTCAAACTTGGTGGAAATATTGATATATCTTCTCTTCCAAAGGAATTTCCACATCAGCTCTTATATGCTTCTTCTGCTTCTTCTATTGACACTGCTTTTTATCAAAAGTATCGTGATTTTTCCAAGAAAATGATGTTAGGTGATCCAAAATATTTTGTAGCAGATATTAACTGTGATGTTGTTATTAATGCTACTTTTCATGGCAAACCTTATGTTCCACTTTTGAATAGAGAAACCGTTGAGACAGAATTAAGAAATAATCCTGAAAAAGCTCAACGTGAGTATTATAACAAATTCACTCAAGACGGGAATGCGAATCAGATTATTAAAAGAGCTTTAATTGTTCGTAATTCTTACACTCGTCCACCTGTGTTATGTAATGATACAAATGAGCGTAAATTTGTGCTTGCGTATGATCCCGCCAGATCGACCGATAACTCAATTCTTGGAATTGGCGAACTTCTTTATGATGAAGAAAATGGATATACAATGGATATTGTCAATGTAGTGTCTTTTGTTGATTTAGGACTTAGGAGAAAAACACCTATGATGACACAAGATCAGATAAGGGAAATTAGAAATATATTATTAGATTACAATGGTGATGTTTTAGATTATGACAATATTGAAGTCTTAATGGCTGATGCAGGTTCTGGTGGTGGTGGAAATTCGTGGGTTCGTGATAGTTTGATTGAAGATTGGAAAGATAAAAAAGGTGATGTGCATCATGGTTTGTTGGATAAAGAATATACAAATGGTGATATATATGCAAAGAGGTATCCTGATGCTGTTGAAAAACTGAAACTTATTGAACCAAGTAAATATAAATCAGAAATGTTTGAAGCACTTATCAAAATGGTCGAAGCCGATAAGATTCATTTTACAGAAAAATATGATAATAAAGGTTATCTAAATATTATGGAAGTAAATCAAAAACTGATGAATGATTCTGAACAAAAAATCAGAGCTGAATTAGATAAAATGGATTTGTCTATTGATGAATATGAAAATGAATTAGATGAGCGACTTGCCATGATTGATGCTGCCAAAACAACTATATATAAATTAACGCCTGATGAAGAGGTTGCTTTAGTTCAGATAGATGCTATGAAGGAAGAAATAGTTAATATCTGTAGAACAAAGCGTGAAGGTGGTAAAGATGCTTTCAAACTTCCACCATATAAAGATGCTGATACAGGTGCTTCAGAAGCTACTATGCACGATGATAGAGCCTATGTTTTAGCAATGCTCGGCTGGTATTTGTCGGAAAGACGTATGGAGCATATCAGAAATAAAAAACGTCCAACTGAAGATGCTACAAGTTTCATTAATAAGCTTACAATCCGTAAAGCAAAATACAATTAAGGAGGTGCGTTATCAAATATGCCTAGACCTAAGAAAGTAGATGCAAATTCTAATGCACCTGCTAAAGTAAATAATTCACAGAAGAAAACCACTTCTTCTACTCCAAAACAGCCAACCGCAAATGAAATGCGTGAATGGTATGAGAAAAATAAAAGTAGACTTGAACGTTATGAAGACGCAACAAGTGCAATTACAAGTCTTCGAGATATTCAGAAATCTAAGACATATACAACGATCAGTAATTATTCTAAAGAAGATGTAAAAGATTATATTAAAAATATTTCTTCTAGTGAAGCAAGTCTTAGAAGTTTATCTCGCTATCTTTATTATCGTTCAGAAATCTACTATCGTCTTTGCAAATATTATGCAAATCAGATTGATTTATCAATTCGAAATATTGTTCCTCCATTTATAATTTCAGATAATAACGATGTAAAATCCACTTTACAAAAGTATCAGGAAACAGTCGATGTTGTAGATACTCTCGGATTAAATTATGAGTTTCGTAAAGCTGCATCTATAACACTTCGAGAAGATACATTTTATGGATGTGCTTATTACACAGAGGGACAGGGAATGTTTATTCTTCCACTTGATCCATCGTATATGAGAATTGCAGGTGTATTTCCTGATGGCTCATTCGCATGTGCAATGGATATGAGTTACTTTAAGCGAAATTCAGAGTTATTAGAATATTGGGGTGAACCATTCAATACTATGTGGAACACATATCAAAGTACAAACGAAAAATATCAGCTAATTCCAGAAGAATATAATGTCTGTATTAAATTCAGGTCAGAGGATTGGGAAACCATCGTTCCCGTCCTTACTCCTATATTCTTATCATTGATTGACCTTATGGATGCTTCTGATTATCAGGCTGTTCAACAAGCAGCCAATATTTATAAATTGGTGTGGCTTGAAATGAAAACTATGGGTAATGATGTAGATGATTGGGCTGTAAATCCAGATATAATGATTCAGTATTTCAATCGTATGCTTGAAGAGGCATTACCACCATATATCTCTGCTGCTATTGTTCCTGGTGAATTACATGAAATTAGTTTTCCAGATGATGCAACTGGCGATGTTACAAAAGTTGAAAAAGCTACAAAAGAAATCCTCAATACGGCTGGTGGTGCTCAGATATTAAATCTAAACTCCGCTTCTAACTCTACTGCCTTTAAATATGGCGTACTTGCAGATTCTACATTTTCTATTTCGACTCTTATTCCACAGATTCAAGCGATTGTAAATCGACTTTTATCGAGTTGGATATCCGAACCTTGTAAAGTTAAATTCTTTGATGTCTCTATTTATCAGAAGGATGATTTTAAGAAATCAATCCTTGAGTCTTGCCAAAATGGACTTCCAAACAAGATTTTATATAACACATTAAACGGTGTATCTGAAAAAGATACTCTTGCTATGAATTTCTTAGAGGAAGACTGTCTGAATCTTGGCGAAAGGCTTAAACCATTTAGCACATCATATACACAATCTGGTGATAATCAAGGTGGTGGTCAAGAGAAAGACCAATCAGATTTAAGTGATGAAGGACTCAAGACGAAAGACCAAGATAAGAACAATAAATAAGGAGTAGATGGATTATGAAAAATAAATTTATAACAACCCAAGATACCCCTACTGCTACTCTCTTATCTAAGCAAGGATATCAACAGGTGCAAAATTCTAATGGTATTTATGTATTTTTGAATACTGAAAAGTTTCGGTTTTCAAATGATATAGATATAACAAAAATTCAATATAGCAACATGCTAACATTCTAACCACTCCCCTACTTTGAGTGGTATATCAACAAAGAAAGGAGGAATAGGTTAAATAATGCCAAAAAAGAAGAAAAGACGAATTATGTCTATTGATGAGCTATATGAGTTCTGTTTAAAGAATAATTTTGCTCATTTTGATAGTAATGAATTCGGTAAAGAACTTATGGTTCGTATGAATGGTAATTTTGAAAAAACTTCTAAAGATGAAGATAAACATAAAGAATCTCTTACTCCATTCGTTAGTCGTGCATTTCACGATCATATCAATCTCAATAAATCGGAAATCTCCGAAGAATCTTTTAATGAAAATGTCCCATCAGCAAACTTTCGTCCAATCTTAGCACATATCACTACCAATTCAGATAATGAATTAGACTTCGGTAGCCATGATTATTATGTGACTACTGATAAAGATGGTAACGACAAAGTTGTATATGAAGAACAGCCTATCGGTGTTATTGATGGTACAAAGACTATTATTGAATATGATGAAGACGCTGGCGTAAATCGTGCAGTTTTGCATGGTTATTTATACGATGAGTATTGTCAGGACGCTATTGAGATTCTTAATAGACGTGGAACTGTAGATTGTTCGGTGGAATTATGCATTAGGGAGTTATCATTTAATACTGCTAATAAAACATTGCAGTTAGATGATTTTTATGTATCAGGTCTTACTCTTCTATCAAAGGATGTGTCCCCTGGTATGGCAGGAAGTAATTTTAAAATTGAAGATTTCGCTGTAAATACGGAAACAGTAACATTTAACACAGACAACAAATTGGTTGAAACTTTAGAGAAATTAACTAATATTCTTGAGAGTTTTGATATAAATCAAAAATCAAAGGAAGGAGGAACAAATAACAAAATGACAAAATTTGAAGAGTTGCTTGCCAAATATGGTAAGACTACTGAAGATGTAACATTCAACTATGCAGAAATGTCAGATGAGGAACTTGAAGCAAAATTCGCTGAGATGTTCGATGGAGACAATTCAGAAGGAGACAATTCAGGTAACGGAGAATCTGGTGAGCCTTCCAATGATGGAGAAGGTAATGATGAAGGAACTTCTGATCCAAATGGTGATGAAGGAGAAAGTCAGACTTTTGAAAAGATTGTTCGTACATATGAAATCAGTCATGAAGATACAAGATATGCACTTTACCAGCTTTTATCTGAATATGAAGACGCTGATAATGAGTGGTACTTTATCAACGCTGTTTACGATGATCATTTTACATATGAGAACTGGAATGGTGATAAAATCTTCGGTCAGAACTATACAAAAGACGGTGATAATGTAGCTTTTGATGGAGAAAGATACAATTTACATCGTGAACTTTTAACAGATAGTGAATTTGCAGAGTTACAGTCTATGCGTTCAAACTACGCTGCACTCAAAGAGTTTAAGGAGACGGCAGAAAAGAATGAACTTCATGCAAAGCGTGAGGAAATTCTTGCAAATGAAAACTTTGATTCTATTTCTGAAAAAGATGAAGAAGGAAAATTCATTAATAAGGATTTTGAGAAACTGTATACAAATATGGATAACTACTCTCTCGAAGATTTAGAGAAGGAAGCAAAACTTATCTATGCAGATTCTAATATGAAGACTTTTGCAACTACTACTGAGAAAGCTCAGAAAAAGTCAACTGTAAAAGTATTCGCTAATGTAAACAAGTCTAAGAAGGATAACCGTTATGGAAATCTTTTTAGCAAATAAAACAAGAAATATAAATCATTGTAATGGCACTCAAATTGAGTGTCTTTTTTAATACAAAAATTTAAGGAGGAAAAAATAATGGCTATTAAATATAACATCCAGAAATTCCCAACTGGTGCAGTAGCAAAAGCTCTTGCTCAGAATGGTGGAGCACATATTTATTCAGTAACTGTAACAGAAGACACACCTAATGGTGTTTTCATTGGAAAGGGTGACTTTGTAGAACTTGATCACTATAAGGCAAAAGTTGCTGGTGCAGTAACAGGTTCTGTTGTTGCAAAGGCATCTAACGGAAATTATTACGTTGAAATTGAGACTTGTGATGAGGGTACTCTTTTTGTTTCTAGCGTAGCACTTATTGATGAGACTTGGACAAATGAATTCAAAAAAGAAGAAAACTTCTACAATCCAAAGGGTTCAGAAGTAAGAGCTTATCAGTTAAGACCTGGTGACATCATTGAGTTAAATAAGGCAGCTCTTGGATATACAGAAGATCCTAAGAAATATCCAGAAGCAGTTGAAGCAAAAGCTTATGGCACAAGCACAGTTGCAAAACAGCTTGCTGTAAAGGGTGCGTAATTAACAGAAAGGAGAATTAAACAAATGTTAGATACAAGTGTAAAAAATCTTATGTTTGACCTCGGTGCAGGTCGTGAAATTTATGATGCTGATTCTAATCGTGTAATTTCTAAGGCAGAAGCTAGTGACACAATTAGAAAGGCTTGTTTTGATTATCTTGGTCTTACTAAAGATTCAAGTAACAAGCAGATCAAGAGAGCTTTAAACTCTGAGAGAGGAACACAGTTCTTTGAGGTAATTGAAGAAATTCTTGATACTCAGATTGCTCATGGACTTTCAGAGAATGAGTTTTTCAACAATTATGTTGACTCAAAGAACATGAAAGATGGAGACGTAAATGAATTCTGGGCTGATGATGAAGTTATTCTTACTGTAAGTAAGGTTTCAGGAGATAGCCACGATCTGTCTTTACAGAGACTTGGTTCTGGTCAGTCTTACCATGTTGATACAGCAGTATATGGTATCAAAGTTGGTACAGATATTCGTCTTTTCTTAACAGGTCGTAAGGACTGGGGCGCATTTATAGACGCTGTTGTTAAGGCTTATATGTTAAAAGTTCAGACACTTATCTCTTCTCAGTTTGCAAATGGCGTAAACCTTATTCCTGTTCCTGCTACTCTTAAGGGTACTGGTGCATTAGCTGCTTCTACAAAGGCTCAGTTTGATGCAATTATCGAGAAGGTTGGCGCAGCTAACGAAAGCGGTGTTGTTATTATGGGTACAAAGACAGCATTAAAGGCTCTTAACGCACTTACAAAGGTCGATTGGGCAGATCCTGCTAATTCAATCAAGGAATCTGTAGCAAACACAGGTATTATCGGTGGTTACGAAGGAACACCTCTTATGGAGATTCCACAGAAGTTCACAGATAAAACTCTTGCTACTCCTATCGTAGATAACAAGAAACTCTACATCATGCCAGCAGTTGATAATAGATTTATTAAGTTTGTTGACTATGGTGAGACAGAACTTGAAGTAAACGAAAAGGGTGCTACGAAGGATGATATGCAGTCTTATGAGGTACAGAGACGTATGGGTGTTGGTACTCTTATGACAAGATATCATGGTGAGTGGACTTTAGAGTAAAATGATTAAAAAGAGAGTGGTTTATTCCACTCTCTTTTTTGAAAGGAATAGAAGGAAATGTCATATACAAAGAAAACAAATACTGAAACTAATAATACAAATAATACAGAAAATAAAGTATCTGAGACAAAAACTCAGCAGAAGATATTTTTACCAGAAGATACAATTCCATGTCGTTCAATTGTGAGTGGCGGTCTTTATATTGAAGGTAGTCGTTCTCACATTCTTTACAGTTGGGCAGACTGCGGAGATGTAGTAGATGTCGAATATAGAGATTTGATTTATCTTGTTAGAACTCGTGAAAATGCAAATATTTATTTGCCAAGAATTATTATTGAAGATGAAGATTTTGTAGAACAGAATAAATCTGTAAAAGATTTATATGAATCTATGTATGAGGTAAGTGATTTAAATGAAATCCTTGAATTACCAATTCCACAGATGATAGATACAATTAAAAAGCTTCCAAAGGGAGCAAAAGAATCTGTCAAGGGTATCGCTTCTACTTTAATTGAATCGCACATGTTGGATTCAGTTCACAGAATTAAAGCTCTTGATGAAATTTTTGGTACAAAAATGTTACTTACATTAGTTCAGGAATAGTAAAGGAGGCTCACAATGACGCTTCCATATGAAACAATTTTTTCACGAACAAGAGGACGAATCTCAGATCCGAAAGAACTCTCTCTTGACGAAAATGATTTGCTTGAAATTTATACAGAGCGATTAAGCAATGTAATTTCTAATCCAAGAGTGCGTAGACTATTCTCTTCTCTCACACTCGATGATGAAATTCAACAGTTGGATTTCACACTGAATAATTCAGTAGATGAAACGGCTGATATGAATTTTGTCGTAGGAATTCTTGTACTTGGAATGACGATTGAGTGGTTACAGCCACAGGTTGATTCTATTATGCACACATCAGTAATGATAGGTGGAAAGGAAGAAAAGAAGCTACTCGACAATCACAAAAATATGATTGACCGTCTTGATTCCATGAAAACTGAATTGAATAAACGTATTCGTGATTACGGATATATGTATAATTCCTATATCAATACGGAGTCCTAATATGCAATACATATATGGAGACTTCACAGACAAGCAAATCAATGAAGCAGTTCGTGCAATGCATGGTGACATTCACAAACTACTGCTCTACAAAGACAAGACAATTGAAGAGAAAATATTTGAAGATGATGAAGCATTTCTCGTCTTCTTTGAGAATGTTATGTTTAAATTAGGTGGCACAAAAACCTTATTTAATGATAACGGACTTATGGTAATTCTTATGGCAACTTTACAAGGTGCTATGGATAATTTTAAGAGCGACCATTTTAGTTACAAAAAATTCCGTAGGGCAATCTTAGATTCTCACGGATATATAAAAGCAATGTTTGAGGGAGGTGTAAGCGATGCCGAGTCTACAAACAGCTAGGCGTGTCGCAAACGCCAAGAACAACGGTGCTAAAACGATTGGTCAGATTTATAAGGAACAGTCTGATTGGGCAATGGAACAGACTTGGGATAATGATATCCAGAGTAAAATCTGTTATATCTACGACTTCTATCATGACGATCAGCCACGATTAGCTGAAGGTATGACATATGAGAATACAACTAAAACACGCATAGATGTAAAGTTTATTGTTAAGTCATATCAGTCTATGGACAAAGACCAAGTAGAATATTACATTCAGTTTAGACCATCACAGGCAGTTCGATTTTCAGAAAATGATGAATTATATTATTTTGAAACTGATTACAAATCTGTTTATGGAAATACATTTCCTGTAGGCGAATACATTGATATTCCAGACGATAGAGGAGTTTATCATAAATGGTTGATTTGCCGTGAAGAAAGAGCAAACCAATTTCCGAAGTATCTCGTTCTTCCATGTGATTATGAATTGTGTTGGATTGAGACAAATGGTAAAGACAGAATTAAGCGTAGAATGTGGTCTGTTTTAAGAATGCAATCGTCTTACACAATCGGGCAGTACACGGATCGTGTATTTACAAGAACAGATAATCAGAATAAAATCTGGCTACCGCTAAATAAACTTACAGAGAAATTCTGGTATACCAATAGCGAAGATACTACAATGAGAATTGTTGTAAGTGCTCCTACTGAACACCCTCTAATATGGGCTTGCACAAAAATTGAGAATATTCAGCCTATAGGTATTCAGAAACTTACAATCTATCAAACTGTTTGGTCTGACAATAGAGATTATATTGAGAAAGACGAAAATGGTAATATTATTGGTATGTGGGCTTCATATTTCGATTCAGAAATTGCCCCAACAGATCCGTCTAATCCAACCACTCCCCCATCTTCTATCACAGCAAGAATTTCAGCATCCACTTCAACTATTAAAGTTGGTGGCAGCTATAAAAATCTCACAGTAAATCTATTTAATGATTCCAATGAAGATATTACAAATGAATATGCTGATGCAACTTTTACATGGACTTGCTCTATTGGCGATGAAGATTGGACTGATAAAGTTACATGGCGAGCTGGTACAGAATACAATCAAAAGAAAGTAAAGTTTACTAGTGATTCTTCTACTATTGGCAAAATATTGTCTGTTAAATGCACTATTGAAAAAGATGGTGTAATAATTGAATCTGAAACTCTTGCGTTGGAATTAGCAGATTAGGAGGTGAAAATAACGGAAAAGATAATTACAAAAATTGATCTATTAAATAAAATTAAAGAGTATAAATCAGCTCCTGATGATGAAAACATTCAATATAAGAAGAAAATTGAAAAAGCTTTATTAACTCGTCCAGACTTATTATATGCCCTCAATGAAAAAAGTTTAGAAACGGAACTTTTTGATGATGATGGCAATGTAAACTGGGAGTGGAATAATGAAATAGGTGAATATGAGCCATTAGGCGAATGGGAACGGTACTTTGGTAGTAATTCAAACATTCGTCCTTTTTTATTTATTCCTGACACTCAGACAGAAGTAAAACACTATATATGTTATCAAGTAGCGTTTGACGAAATGCCTCGTTATCAAGATACATTAAAGTACACAAATATTACATTTACAATATTTGTTCACGGTAATGACAGGTATGATAAACTTACAGGTATTCCACGCCATGATTTAATCGCTTCTATTATAAGAGAACGATTCAACTGGTCTAATATCTTTGGTATGCAGACTCATCTCATATCTTCTAAAGAATCCACAACAGATAATAACTATCTCGTTCGTACTCTTGTATTCCAAGTTGTTGATACTAATGGAATTCACAAAACAATTGATGGTAAAACTTCTATCACCAATTATGGAGTTAGGCGGTGATTAAATGGATGTATTAGAAACGCTAGACAATCTACAAAATGCCGCAGAACAAGATTCTGAGAAAAATAAATCTAATAATAAAAAATCAGAATATCATTTTGATAAATTAAGAATGTATTTTGGTGAAGATTATACCATAAATAATATTACAATTTCTGTACCAACAATCGGAGATATTCTTGAAGTTGGGGAAACTAGATTTTATCAATCTTTATCACCTTTTCTCAATAACCCAACATCAATTAGGGTTTTCTTATATGATACTTTTCACAAGGATTGGAACAAAACCAAAGACATTGAAGTATTTTATATAATGTATCAACTTGTACAAGATAAAGAACCACTAAATTTAATTTTTAAAGATTTTAATTTTGATGGATTTGTGTTAACTCCCGCAAAGAAAAATAAACAAGATACAGAATATGACCACTTGGCGCTATTTAACGAAGATAAGAACATCCTTATTTATGATGATGAATATTTAGAGATTGCGGAATATATTCGTACAATGATGAATGTTCATCCGAAAACAGAAAAGGCAAAAGGTAAAACCACAAAGCATTGGATGTTACAAGAAGATAGAATGAAGGTACAACAGAGCGAAGACAAGAAAGGATCTTCCACTCTCTTACCTCTTGTATCTGCTTGCATAAATCATCCTGGCTTTAAATACAAGTTGGATGATTTAAAACAAGTTAATATATGTCAGTTCATGGACTCTGTACAAAGAATACAGAAATATGAACAGGGCGTTGCAGCTATGCATGGTATTTATGGCGGCATGGTTAGTGCAAAAGATATCCCAAATGACTTAATTAATTTTATGAGTGATTTATAATCGCTCATTTTTTATTGCATAAAAATAACAAATTTTAAAGGAGGAAAATTAATATGGCATTTAAATTAGGTGACGTAATCGTTGATAGACTTCAGTTTGGTTACGGTGCAAAAGCAAACGGTACACCTCTGTATGCTTTAACTCAGCTTACAGAAGCCAATATTGATATTACAGCAGATTCTACTGATATCAATGATAAGGATGGAAACCTTGTATATAGAAAATATACGGGTAAAAAAGGCGAGGTAACTGCAACTAATGCATTTCTTAATCTTGCAGTTGTCGAAGCTATCTCAGCCACAGATGCAGAGATTGCAACAGAAGACAAAGGTATTGTTATGCCGATGATTCAGCTTGTAAAGGCAGGTGAAACACTTGATATTACTGGTTATGTAGATGGTTCTGTTGTCGTAAACTCTCTATCCCCAAAAGGTTCTATGGGTAAAGAATTATATACAAAAGGTACTTCTGCTACTGCAACAGAATTTGCTATTGTACATACAGATGCATCTGGTGAACCTGACAATACACCTGCGAGCGATGTATTAACTCCACCAACAGCAGATGGAGAGACACAGTACATCGTTAAATACAAGAAGACAATTCATAGCGGTGCTAAGATTACCAACTCTGGTAAGAAATTCCCGAAAGCGCATGAGTTATTTTTCAAGGCATTAGTTGTTGATAAATGTGATACAGAAACTCTTAGAGCTGCAATCATTCACATTCCATCATTTATGCCAAGTCCAGAGTTTACTCTTGCACTTCAGGGCGGTGATTCTCAGACAATGGATTACAAAGGAGCTATGATGCTTAACGCATGTTCTACAGATTCTGAACTTTTCTCTATTTACTACATTGATGAAGAAGAGGAAGATATCTAAATAAGATTGCTTGGGCAGTTTAATCACTGCCCTCTTATAAGGAGGATTAATGGCTAATAAAGATTTGAGAACCTGTATGTTATGCCGAAAAAAATACAGTTTTTGCCCAGTATGTAATCCAGAAGACAAAAGTAAACCAACATGGTACTTTTGTTGGTGTAGTGATAATTGTCACGAAATTGATAGAATTGCTTCTGCGTATGAAGATGGACGAATAACTGATATTGAAGCAAAAGAGAAACTGTCCAAACTTGATTTATCAAAAAAGGATAATTTTGGAGAGAGTTATCAGAAATCTATTGCTTCAATTATGAAGGCGCAGGTAAAGAAAACTATAAATAAAAAAGAAAAGAAAACAGATAATGAATCTGTTAAAAATGATATTGTTGCGGAAGTCGAGGAAAAGACTGATGGTAATGTTGAATAGTGATTTTGAAAAATATAAATAGGGAACATAATTACTATTCAACGGTTTTATGTTCCCTATTTTTTACGTTATATGAGGAATAGAAGGAATGACTATAGAAAGCAATTTAAAACCAAGGAGTTATAACGAAAAAGAAATTATCCGTATATATAACAGAGATCAGCAAACATTCTATATTGATTCTGGTATATATCCTATTGATTTATATCCAAGTTATAGTCCTAAAAATGATAGAAAAATTATTGTAATGATTTTTCTTAAAAATGATACTAAAGAAGTATATATGAAATGGAAAAATTATGAATAAATAGGTTACTCAAGACAATGAGCATAAAAGTAGATGTCATACCTGTGAGTGAACAATTACGTAATCAATAGTCAGGTCGCTACTACTCTCCTATGGAAAGGAAAATTTATGAACAAAATCAACTGGAAAGTTCGTTTTAACAAAGAGAATATTTTATTTATTGCACAGGTTATTATTTCTGTTGTAGTTCCAATTCTTACATATTTCGGATTACAGGCATCCGACTTAACAACTTGGTCAAAGGTGTGGGAAACGTTTGTACAGGCAGTAAGTAATCCATATGTCGTTGTAATGGCGTTAGTATCTTTATTTAATGCAATTACTGATCCTACGACTAGAGGTATTGGAGATTCTACTACTGCTCTTACTTATAAAAATCCAAAGGAATAATTTTGAAAGGAGGAGTTTGTTATGGCTGTATTATGTGCATGGGCTTCTGCAAACGAATATGGTAAAACAACCGGAGGTAAAGCCGGTGATCAGACTGGCAAAGAAGTCAAATGTGGAAATATTTATAATTTTGGTCAGACAAGAGTTTATAGATGTGCCGATAGAAAATACGCAGTTAAGATTGGTGCGGCTGCCAAAGCTATTGCATTAAATAACAATTTTGGTTATTGTCAGGAACACAGGACTACATCGTATAACGCATTAAAAAACGTTAATTGGATTGTAGCAAATGTAAAGACACCTGTGGAAATTGATTGTTCCGAATTAGCAGCATGTGCTGTAAATGTTGCATATGGAAAACCTGTCATTTCTTCTGCTGTATATTCTGGCAACATTGGTGGTGCTTTAGTAGGAAGTGGATTATTTAAAGAATTAAAAGCATCAAAATATCTTGGTAAATCAGAGTATATCGAATGTGGTGATATTATTGTTGCACCTGGCAAACATGTAATTGTTGCATATACAGATGGTTCTAAAACATCTCAGAATACAATTATCACAACTATCCAGAGTGTCACATCTGGAAATAAATTAGTAAAACGTGGTCAACGTGAAGCTATTAAATTCACAGGTGTAAAAATTGTTACCGATGGTTTAGTTGGTGGAGAAACAAATATGATGAAAGTAAGAGTATTGCAACACGCCATCAACTTAGATTATAAAGCAGGTCTTGTTGAAGATGGTAAACTTGGTTCTGCAACTAGGAAAGCACTTGGCTCTCATTATGTTAAAAAAGGAGAAACACAGAATATGGTTACTGCGCTTGAGATATTATTATATCTTAATGGTTTTGATCCAAATGGAGTTGAATATCCAGGTACATATGGAAATGGTCTTGTCACTGCTTCAAAGAAAAAATTCGGAGATGATGGATTAAAGGTTACTGCATCTGAATTCATTCAGTTATTATAAAGATTGGAGGAATTTGTATGTATGGAAGCAATAGAAAATTTAGCGCAAATTAATTATGTGTTGGTAATTTTAGGATTTTTTGCAATTTTGTTTGGGGCGAAAGAAATTATTGAAATTATATCGTATTTTAAAAATAGATTCCGCATTAAAACTGGTGCAGAAGAAGATAAAGAAACCATTGACAAAAGAATAGCCATATTGGAAAAACATGATAATTGGCAATACAAAGAAATTACTAAAATGTCAAAAGGTATAGAGAATATTGAATCTGAGTTATTAGATAATAACCTAGAAAGAAAGCGAAAATATATTTTAGATTTTTGTTCTTCCATCTCTAATGGTCAGAAACAGAATAAGGAAGCTTTTAATAATGTATTCAAAACATACAAGAATTATGAAAAGCTTTTAAGCGATCATAATATGGAGAATGGTCAAGCAGAAGAAAGTATGAAATTCATTTCTGAAAAATACCAAGAGTATTTAAGGAATGATAATTTTTAGTGTCAACAATTCTAGCATATCAAATAAATTATCAATTCAACTTATAAGTTTCTTTTATATTATATGCATAATAAAAATAGTTCTATACATACTAAATACATGAAGAACAAAGTTGGAGAATACAGATATAAACATAATATGTCTATTGCGGAATTAGCAGAACGAAGTGGTATGTCTACTACTGCTATTTCCAATTTGGAAAATGAATATACTTCTGATATTCTTTTGTCCAACGCAGTTTCTCTATCACATGTATTACAAGTGGATTTGTATGAACTATTTTGTATTAAGCGATAGGAGGAATTGCTTATGAGAACATATTTTAATTTGATATGTGAAGAAGTTGAAGCAACTGGTGGGAAAGTAATTCATATTGACAAGAATGCAGGTGATATGGAAGAAGTACACAAAATAGTTTGTGAACACATTGAAAAATATCCCAACGCCAAGTGGGAACTTTATCCTATGATTATTAATAATTAACCAAGTACATATGACAATTGAATATAAGAATTATGAAAGAGCGGATTCATTTGGATTCGCTCTTTTGTTATGTAAAGGAGAAAATGATATACAAGAATTAAAATTAACATCTCCTATCGCACCTTCAGTCAACCACTATTTAGGTTGGAGAGCTATTTTAAAAAATGGGAAGCCAATGGCGGTAGGATATAAAAAACCAGAAGCAATTAAATATCAGAAAGAATTCGCAAAATATGTAAAGACAGAAGCAAAAAAACAAAACTGGATTAAATCGGATGACAAATCACAGCACTATTATATGGATTGTATCTTCTATTTTGACAGAGTAGACAAAGATGCCAATAATAGTTTCAAGTGTCTTGCCGATGCGATTACAGACAGCGAATCAGTGTGGATTGATGACACTCAGTTATGTGAACGTGTACAAGGGATTTATTATGATTCAGAAAATCCACGAATAGAAATTACAATACGACCTGTTGACTACATTGGAGTTTTTGACAATGCTTCACAGTTTGATGAATTTAAATCTCACTGCATCGGATGTAAAAGATACAAACGAAATTGTAGTCTTCTAAAGAAAGCTATAGAAGGTCGAATTCAAAAAGAAATACATAATGGAGAATGTGAAAAATTCTCGCCAATAAATGATTAAAGGAGAAAAAGGAATATGAAACTTTTAGAGTTTGTAGAAAAGTATAACAACATGGCAAATAACACATTAAGGGAACAGTTATTAAGTAAAATCAAAATCACCCCTTATGTATCATTCATTAAGAAAGAAGTTTACGCACAGTTGATTGTAGATAAGACAACATTTGAACAGGAAGCTTATGATGATAACGGAGTAACAAAGTATCGTAAAACAGATAAGATTAGAGTAAATTCTGTTGCTCAATATGTGCAGTTTTGTCGTGCCGTTATTGAATTATATACCGATCTTGAGATTGATGAGGATGATAAAGGATTCATCAATGGATATGATGCACTTAAATCGTCTGGCTTGCTTGATATTTTAATGGTTGGTTCTGACAAGGATGATCCACTTATTCCTATGAGTGAATTAAGTGAATTTAAAACTATTTTAACAATGAAGCAGTCAGACACTCAGTTTAATGAGACAACTACTCAGGCGTTTATTAGCAAACAGATTGGAAGAATCTCAGATTTGACAAATGCTACTCTCACACCATTTATGGACGTTGTAAGTAAGAAACTTGATAGTTTATCTAATGATGAACTGAGAAAGATTCTTGATGATTATAAACTTAGCAGTACCGCAAATTTTAAAGAGGTATAAGAATATGTATAAAGTAAAATTCGCAATTTTTCCAGAAGATATTTATAAAAGATTAGATCAAGCAGAAAAAGAAAGATTTTCAAATGTAGTTTTTACTAAGGCAGAAATTGGTAAAGATGGCGTAGCAGAAATCACGGCAATTTGTACGTCAGATTCAGAAGATGAATCCCCTAAATATCGCAGAAGATATTTATAATAGGAAATTCAAAATTCTTTTGGAATATTTAGGCTCTATACGTGTCAAAGCGTATAGGGCTTTTCTTATGGAGAGTGGTTATACTGCTCTCCTATTTTAGTGAATAAATAGTGAAATTATAGTGAAAATTTTGGAGGTGATGAAATGGCAAAAAATATGTATGCAGATTTTAAAAAGAAGTTAGACAGAATTGAAAATCATATTGCAGAAGAAGTCGCACCACAAGCAAATGAACTTCTAAAAGAATCTGTCAGATATTCATTGATAGATTGGTACAACGACTATACTCCACAGTCTTATGAAAGAACATACAACTTCATGAAAATTCTTGATTCTACAAAAACAAGAGGTAAAGGGAACGTTCTTCGTTTTTCGGTTGATTCAGGTGCAATGGATTCATATGTCGGTTGGTTTGGTCAGAGTTTACAGCCAAGTACAGCTTTCGACTATATGTTTATGGATGGAGAACATGGTCATGGAAAATGGTTGATGCATCAATCATTACCTCCATATATGTATGTTGAACGAGATATTGAAAGTGGATTTGGTGGTCGCTTAGACAAAATTATAAATAACAGAATAGAACAAATTTTGAGAAAGTGAGGTAGAAAATGCCAGGTACATATCAGTATGATGTAGAAATCAAATCGAATGTAGCAAAACTACTTTCAGATATGAAACAAGTCCAAGACAGATTAGACACTGTTGAGGGCAAAGAATATAAAATCAAATTGAATGTCGATGAAAAGAAATTATCCAATGTAATTTCTAATCTCGAAAAGATGCTTGACTCTCTTGGTAAAGGAACAGGTGACTTCAAACAGTTTGAGAATTTATCGAAAGAACTATCAAGTATTGTATCAGAAGTACAAAGTTTAAGTAAAGCTTTTGGTAAAGTAGATGATTCTGGTACGAAGACACTACTCTCTTCTATCCAGAACATTGATAAGTCACTTTCTGAACTGAGTCAAAATATTCTCAATGTTAATAAAAACATGAGCAACATGGGTGGTAACACGAGTGGTGCTGTCAAACAGGTGGAGAATATTAGTAATGCATATCAAAATGCTGCTAAAGAAGCTGAGAAATTGGCTGACGCACAGAGTAAGATTGGACAGAAAACGAATATTTCATCTGGAATGAAAGACATATTTCCTAAGACTTCTGAAAACTTAGAACAGGTTGCACAATCTGAACAAAAAGTACAGCAAGAAGCAAAGGCAATCCAATCCAAATGGGAACAAGCCGAAAAAGCAATTCAGAATTACATGAATGGTGTTACAAAACTTAATAACCTTAAAGCTTCTGATAAAAGTACTGGTAAGAAGTCATATGAAATCGCAGGACAAATTGAGGAAATTGAGAAGTTAAAAAAAGAAGCTTATGATGCAAGACAAGTTTTATCTTCTATGATAAATCCTCAGAATGTAGATACAGATACATGGAAAAGATATGTTGACGTGATAAATCGGCTCGATCAGGCATCAAATGGATCTGCTGAATCGGTTAATAGATTAAAAGACTCTTTAAAAAATACTCTAAATTCAGAGTTGAATTCTTTGCAAAATTCTATTGATAAATATCAAAATATCATTACTCAAGCACAAATATATCCGTCTGATTTTCATCCAAGTACAGAATACAATACAAAACTTGCAAAATTAGAAAGTGCAAATGAAGTACTTAAAAATTATAAAGCCTCATTGCAAGGTGTTAATGAACTTACAAAAGAACAACAAGCAGAAATAAACAAATTAACACAGAATTGTGAAAAAGCAGCTACGGAATTCAAAAAACTTTCTGCTGCTGAAAAAGGTACAGTTGAGGTCGGCATTGAGAAAGCTATTCAGAGAATCAATAAAGATTTAGCAGAGAATACAAAATATTCTGCGGAAGCCAAAGCCGGTCTTAACGCATTGTTAGAACAATTAAAATCTGGTGATCCAAGTATCAATTTAAGAAAAATCACAGAAGAAATTATTAAAATTGAAAATGCTGAAATTGCTGCTGGTCGTGCTGGAAAATCTCTTTGGGATATTTTTAAAACAAAGTCTACATATGGTTTCATTGGTCAGATGCAAAGCTATTTGAGTATGTATGTTGGATTCTATGGGATGATTAATGCTGCAAAAAGTGTTGTTTCGACAGTAACTGAATTAAATTCTAAAATAATTAATCTTGCAAAAGTTTCTGAGAATACCTCGAAACAAATCTATGCTGACTTCAGTAGTTATGCAGATATTGCAAAAGATATGGGAGATACTATATCAGATACAATTGAAGCAGCAACAAATTGGGCAAAAAATGGATATAACATACCTGATTCTAAAGAATTAGCTCGTGTCGCTTTATTATATAAAAATGTTGGTGATAACATTGATATAACTTCTGCCAATGAATCGCTTGTGTCCACACTAAAAGGTTTTAGCATGGAAGCCGATCAAGTAGAGCATATTGTAGATGTATTTAATGAGGTTTCGAATAATGAGGCAATTTCTTCCGCAGGAATTGGTGAAGCCCTTCAACGGTCTGCTGCCGCATTTAATGCTGCGAACACGAGTCTTGAAAAAAGCGTAGCCCTTATAACTACAACAAACAGTGTTGTTCAAAATCCAGATAAAGTAGGTAACATGTGGAAGGTTGTTTCCGCACGTTTAAGGGGTTCAGAAACAGAACTCAAAGAAATGGGCGAAGACACAGATGGTCTTGTAAAATCTACTTCAAAACTTCAAGCACTTGTAAAAGGTATTACAGGTTTTGATATTATGAAGGATGAAAATACATATAAAGATATATATGATATAGTCCTTGGTATTAGTAAAACATGGTCTAGCTTAAAAGATATTGATAAAGCAAGCCTTCTTGAGGCTCTGGCAGGAAAAATGCAGAGCAATAGTTTAGCGGCTGCTTTTGCTAATCCTGAGATATTAGTCAAATCATATCAAGAAGCTATGAATTCTGCCGGTTCTGCCGCAGAGGAAGAAAAAAAATATCAACAGAGCGTACAGTATTCAATTGATCAGACAAAGGCAAAATTAGAAGAGCTATCTGCCGATCTCTTGTCGTCCGATTTCCTTAAGGGTGCAATTGATGCAGGTGGAAAATTAATTGAAGTTTTGGATGGTATTGTAAAAAGTGGTAATGCAATACCTACTTTATTAGCTGCTATTGGAGCGGCTCTTAGTTTTAAAAACATCGGTAAATGTTACGTGAGTGCGTAATTTTTCAAATCATTGTTATTGTTTTGAATATGCCCACCTAACTCAAGACAACAATCAAGAGTTGGGAAGATTAGGTCTAGTCAACCTATAGATGTTTCAAAATAAATCGTAATTGTGAGTTGCTACCTCACAGTGCTGGGAAGAAATAAAATATACCGTATATATAAAATAACACACTACAACGTGGCTAGAAATGGCGAGCGTGAATGTATTCCGAAAGGATGTTGGTGACAACAAGAAAAGTCAAATTCAGAAATGGAGGTTATTTGGGTATATGGGGAAACCCTAAGTATCATGTCCTTAATGGACTAAATCGGCAATCAGCAACGGATTCTACTGTAATAGAGAATACTATAGTGGAGGTGTTCAGAGAGTCTAAACGATTTTGAGTTATTATTAATAGCTTGTAAAAGGGACTCCATGCGTAGTTATCGCACTACTCTCGTGACTGAGATATAAAAGCGTAAAAGAGTGTTGCTACTCTCACCCTATTAAATAGCACATTGTTAATAGGACAACAGTAGGGTTCGTGTGTACCGTAAGTTTGAAGAAACACACAATAAAAAGAGAATAAATAAAATAGGAACTGCTCTACTCAGTCCCTAAATCATTTCGCTCATGCAAATCAACCTCTAATGAAGCATCTTTACATTGAGCTTTTGCATGTACATCTTTATATTTTGTAACTTTATTTACTATGTATCGGATTAGCCAGAAGAGAGCCAACACAGCTTTATACGAAAGCCATGCTATGAATCCAAGCAGAGTACATATCATAAAGAAAGCGACTACATTATATAAAGAGTCACACTCAACAGCATATTTAATTATATCCATGATAGCCACCTCCAATTATGTCTATTGTTTTCAATATCGTACTAATTGGTTGGTGACTGTTTGAGGATCACCGTTAAAAATGGAAGTGACTACACTTCAATAACGCTGTAAGTGTATTATACATCATATTGGAATATTCTGGTAGAGAGAACATATATTCCAAGTAAATCTCGATTTCAATCGAGTAAAAACAGAGAATAAATATATGACAACATAAAAATAACACCGCATTACACGATGTTATCTTTACTACATTGTTGGTGTGTACAATGTAAGTGAAAAATTATATAGCGGAATACGAAAGTATCCGTTCGCAGTATAACACACAGTCTCTATAATTGAAAGTAGTTTATAGATATTTTGTAAAATAAATAAAATAGAGGACAGTCGTGATGACCTGCCCTCAATTAAGGAATAAAAGGAAATAAATGACAAATACAGAAATAGAATTATTTACGAAAGATTTTTCTAGTCTTGGTGAACATTTGTGATAAAGACTTGGTTTGTGAGTCCGTATAGTCTTTGCACTTATTAACAGTATAACACTTTCCAATTGTATCAACTATGACACAAAGTAAATGGCAAGCATATACTAAAAGTCCACCACTTACAAGTATTTTAAATACTTCCAATTCTACCCTCCCTTCTTTGTAGTATTTCTTAAAGTTGGGAAATGTATTGCTCAGAACGAGCTGAATTTATTTCCGATATGAATCGTGCCAAACTACAAATATGGCACTTCGTATGGTAAATACCGAGCATTCTGTCGTGCTATTGACCTGAGATACGATGGCTCAAATACAGTTTGCTTGGTATTATATTACCATATACTTCCAACTTCATAAATCCAGAACATAGGTTTTGTCGATTTATGAAATACGAAATTTAATCAAAATTTTTCAAAAAACTTTACAAAAAATTCCAACTGTGTTATCTTCAAAATAGTAAAATTTTTCATTTTTTGAAGGAGGTAACATAATGGATTATACAGCAAAAACTCGTTCTTTACAGTCGCTTGTAAAGGATATGAATAAAGGTACAATTAATCTTTCTCATAAATTACAGCGACCAGAGGGACAGTGGAATCGTAAGCAACGTACAGATTTAATTGATTCATTGCTTCGTCACTATCCAATTAATCCTACTTATGGTATCGTAGAGGAAGATGGGACATTATCAATTATTGATGGCGTACAGCGTCTTTCTACTATAAGAGATTATATTGGTAATGTATTTGCATTATCGAAAGATATGGGTACTATTATTGTTAATGGTGAAGAAAAGGATTTGTCTGGTTTAAAATTTGATAAACTCGATGAAGATACTCAGGATGAAATTTTAAAATCAGAATTACAAATTTATAGAATGACAGATTGCACTGAAACAGATATTCGTGAGCTTTTCCGCAGACAGAATGCAGGAAAACCATTGTCAAACAAGCTCATGCGTGTAGTGCATGAATCAGATGAGTTCAGTGAAAAGGTCTACTCTCTCGCTAATCATCCATTTATGGATAAAATTATGTCAAAGACACAGCGAAAGAATGGAACAGACAGAGATATAATTATCCAAGCCATGATGCTTATTTCTTCTAATCAGGAACAGGAATTTACATCTTTTAGAACAAAAGATATTGATGCTTATGTAACTGATTATGCAGATCAGTTTCTTGATAGAGCTGACACATTAAAAGAAGCTATGGATAGATTTAACGAATCATTTGATGGTGAAGTAAAAATTCCATCCACAAGTATTCCACAAATTTTATATAGTGGCTATAGAATTGTTAAAGACAAGAAATCATTCTCTCGTCTTGCAGAAAAGGTATCTGAATTTATTGCAACATATGATTCTAATGAAGAATATAAACAATATGTTCAGAGTGGTACAGGTAGCAAAGAGAATGTTAAGGGACGCTTCGATTATTGGCGTGGAATTGTAAGAGAATTACAGTAAATATTTGAAGAGTAGTCGGTTGACTACTCTTCTAATTCTTTGTACAATTTTCTTATGATATCGTCTGTTCCTTGTTTACTCTGTTGTTCTAATGAAATCCATTGAACCGAATTATTATAAATCATATTCAAAATATGTTTCTTCATTGTCTCTTCTGAATTTAACAAATGTCCTGAATATGCTTTAATAAATGATTGCGCATTGAATTTTCTTATTGCCTTATCAGTTTTTCTATATAAATATATATTATCTCTAATGTAATCATTTAGAAATACATATTGCGTATTGTTTGTATAAGTAGATATATAGCCTAATATAGAAAAAATATTAGATTGATTGACTATTATTGCAATTTGGTTAAAATATTTTTCAAGATCATATTTTATGTTTTTATTAATTATACATTTTGCACCTATTTTGTCCATAAAATCTTCTAGTGTCATTTGAAATACTAAATTAGGATTATAGCCAAATTTATGTAAATTAATATATATCATATTACCTTTTATATGCGAAAAATATAATTGTCTCGAAGTGTTTCTTGAAAATATATTTTTTATATATGGTTTTATAAATTCAACCGATGTCATGTGTTTAAGTGTTAATTCGGTGTATAATCCATTGTTTTTAGATATTTCTTCGAGAAGTTCAATTTTCTTATTTGAAATTAACCAGTCAATTTCTACACGTCTACAACTCAAAGGCTTGTCATTTTCTTGGATAAATTCATTTGCTAAATTTGTATAAAGATTATATTCATCTAATTTATTTTGAAATAATTCAAATGGTGACAAATTGCCATCGAAATTTGTTTTACCTTTATTAATATATTGTGAATATACTTGCCTCATTTTTACTATGGTGTTTTGTATATTTGTATATAATTCATAAGGGATTAAAATTGGTAAGGTTGAAAAATATTTATCAGCATCTGAAATTACAGATTCGGCATTTGGAAAAGTCTCATAAAATTTATTTCTTCGATTAACAACTTCACGACCTTTGATGATTTCGTTAAGTTGACGTTTCTTCTCTGTATATCCTTCAATCCCAGGAAATTTAAGGATACAGTGAGAACCTACATTTAGCAGTATATCGTTTCGTCTGTTCCGTATATAATATAAATATTTATTAGGTGTATTACATAAACCGCAATGCACCTTTTGAGTTGGATCTTCTTCACTTACTTTTTCAGCATACCATTCTTTTAAAATATTATTCATCATGTTTTTCTTATTAATAGTAAGTGATGCTACACCCAATTCATCTAAAAATGGCATATCTTCTATCGAGACTGCTTTGAATTTAGACAGGTTTACTATATTTTCATATAAGTTGCCATATAGTTGAGTGTTCTTGGGTTCTTCACTATTCTTTAGTAGATTAATTTCATCTAATGTTAATACTGTTTTTCTCATATACCCTCCTATATGGAAATTATATCATATTTGGAATATATAAAGTAAAAAATATGTCGATAAATAGTTATTGTTGACACATATTATAAAAGAGCAGACTTTCATCTACTCTTAGATTGGTGGTGACATGATGAATATTGATTTATCCAAACTCATTCCTCAACCGAACCTACAAAACTTATTTGACGCTTCGGTACAACCATTAAAAGAAAATTCAACTGTTGTACATGCTGTATCAGTTCCAACGGTTTGCCAGATGTGTCCTCTCCGTGGAAACAGACCAAGTTGTAGCCAATGTAACCGATTTCTTTAACAAGAATTGTTATTGAATTCTGGAATAATGTTTAGGCTACTCTTTTTTATTACACCATATTTCCAATATTATTTACTCCATCCAAGAAATTCTGAACAGCATTCGGATTGCTCATAAGAGCAATTGTAAGCTGTCCTGCACAAGTAGCCAACGTATTGAGTGAGAACTTTCCAAACTTTTTAGACTTTTCTTTAACTGCATTCCAAACCGTATCGTTCCTGATGTTATCAAGCAATTGGTGTCCACTCCATGTAAGACCTATAATATCAGCTTGCATTAGGCTTCCTCTTACAAAATATGGGTTCTTTGCACAATCAATGAAACCTTCTTTTGTCAATAATTCAAGTGCATAAGTCAATTCTTCTTTATTGTATTTAGAAAACTTATCCGAAACAAGTAGCTGTCCAAATGGTAATTCGTTACGATAATTAGGGTTTGAAGAATCCTTGTAATCCAAATCTTTTTCAATAAATAATAAAATATCTCTTACATAGTCGTGATTTAATCTCATGGTAAACAACTCCTTTATAGAAAGCAGGTAAAAACATGTTTGAAACTATTAAAAAAACCTGTCAAAAATTCAACACCGCTCTTGAGCATAATGGCAATCCAACTGATGAAGAAAAAATGGCATTGGGATATCTCAATCTTGATCTTGCCAAAGCAATAATCGAGGATTTAGATGAACATAATGCAAAATGCATTGCAAAAATCATTCTTGGATTTGTTGAATAAATGACATATTTATGCAGAGGGTAACTCTAAGCCCTCTGTTTATTTGATAGGAATATTTTACCACTAATTATTATACAGGTATAGTCGGAACATTTGTTTACCATTTCGCCCCACAATTTTTACAGTGCATTGTGTTTCTTACGTCCGAACTGAATAGTCCAAACATTGCACCTCCGAATATTTTCTTTCCTGTTGAAATCTTTTCTACATTAAGTGAGCCACATGTAGGACATTTTGGTACTCTACTCTATTATTTTGATTTGGAAATTATATATTCCTCAATAAAAATAATATCATTCTCCCAATCTTCTATTGCAGTTGAAAAGTCCTTATTATATTGCTCGTTCCGCAAGAATATTAATCCTTGTAGATGCTTTATAATTTCATATCCTCTCATGATTTTATTATCAATAACATATTTAAGAATTTTATGCCTTTGTATCTCGTTTAATCCATGAGTTCCAACTTTATACCCATATAAAGCCAATTTAGAAAATTCTTGGAAACCATCAGTTATCATGGGAATAGAACCATCATTGCACATATTGAGAACAATTTTAGGGAAGAAATTTCTTTTATGCCAGTATTTAATCTGAGTCTCAGAGATATAATATTTTCCTGTTATTTTATTATATGCAACTAAAATAGTACTTGTTCTATTTGTGTGAAGATCCTTAATTGTCATCTCATAATCTATCGTCTGAGAAGGGTTTAATTGTAAGAACCCTTTGAATACATATAATTCTACAATACTATTATCAGATAAAGTAGTTATGACCTTATTTGAACCATGTCTTTCATCTTCATACAAGTTATAACTTGACTTCTTTGTTGATGTATTCGTTTTATTGGCACTTTCCGTTGGATAATAGAATGTATTATTTTTAAATACTTCTTTATTATATTTACATTTCAGAGCATATGGGACACATTTTCTATCAGCAAAAATGCACCATCCTTTTTTATTACAAGGACAGTTTTGTTTTATTTTTTCTTGATTTTGATTGATTTTTGGTGTTGAAACTTTTTGTACAGGAATATTTGTATTATCTTGTTTTTTATAATTATTTTGCTGATGTTTTTTCTTCTTTTTATGTTTTGATTTAGGGGAAAATTTCATAATATAAATCCTACCAAGTGCTACCACAATCATTGCATTTGTGTGTTTTACCAATTTTACTACTGGCAAGACCAAACATGCCGACTGATACAGCTCTATTTACTGTGCCAATTTTTGTGACATTTGTTGAATGGCAATATGGACATTCAACTGATTTGCTAGTATTTGATGTATCAATATAATATTCTTTTGACTTGCTACCATTAATTAAAGTTTTAATACAAAATATTCCAGAAATTACAGTAAGCAATCCACCAAGGGTAATTAATATATAAGCAATATTTTTTGTAACATCCAAAAACATTACACCTTTTTCTTTCATTATTTCCTCTTCAACTTGATATTCGTAAATATGAAGTTGCGAAGTATATTTTGGTTCATTTTGCATATTATGAAGAGTTTTATTATATTGAACTGTATACGCCCATTTTAAAATTAAACCACATATTGTAGCTACTAATAAAATCATAAAAATATAGAATCTTGTTTGTTTTTTCAGAATATCAAAATTCTTTTTCATAAGGAATCCTCCTAAATATTATTTTTATTACTTCAAACATGATAAAAATACATATAAATTATAACATAGTATGATATTCAAGACAATGACAAATACCTCTGGAAAAACCGGGATTCAACCAAACAATTTTATCAGTGGTTTATTTAATGGTGATTTATTTAAAAAACAAACCTTTAGCTTGTCAGAAGTGTTGTCAACATCAGATGTGGACGCAATTAAGGCGTATAATAAGCAAATTGATAATTGTGTGACATCGCAAACAGCATTTAACCGTACAATGCTAAATACTTCAAAGGAAGCTCAAAATGTTGTTGCTGCCGCAAACGGAAACAAAGTAGCTCTTGATGGATTAACAAAATCTTCTAAGGCTGCCGAATTAGGTATGAAAGCACTTGCAATGGCAGGTAATATGCTATTGATATATGCTTTAACAAGTGCGGTTGACATTATATATAAATGTGCTACTGCTTCTGATCGATTGGCAGAGTCTGCCGCACAGATGGGTTCTGAATTTGTTTCGACCAAATCTGATATTTCAGATTACAAAACAAAAATTAAAGAATTGTATCAGACTATCAATGATGATACTTCTTCTTATGAAGATACTTATAATGCTCGTCAAGAGTTGTTAAAAATTCAGGATGAGATGATTGATAAATTCGGAGATGAAGCCGATGCTGTAAAACTCGTTACAGATGCAATCAATGGTCAAACAGATTCATTAGATACGCTTACTCAAGATAAATGGCAGGAAACTGTAAATGCATTTAATTCGGATAGGGGTAAGGGTTGGACTGAAAAAGTTGCTGATGCCTTTGCGAATATTGGACACGGTAATAATTTCCAACGAATGATTGATGAGATGGAAGATACCGAAGTAACATTCCATATGATTCCTATGTATGGAGATGATACTTACGAAGAATTTTCTAAGAAGCTTAAAGAAGATTTCGGTGCTGATATTACTCGTACTGAAAGAGATGATGCAATCACATTATCTGGTGATTTAGATACCATTTATAAGCAATTATTAAATATTCAAACTCTTGCAAAAGGTATGGGTATAGATGATACTTTCTTGAATGATTTGGGTAATCAAGCAGATGAAGCAAAGTCAAAATTAGATGAATATCAAGAAATGTACTCTCAGCACGTTTTGTATGACAAGATTTTTAATTCAGAAGATTACGAAAAATCTTTTGACGAAATAAACAAAGCATATGAGAAATATCAAGACGCATTTGCTTCAGGTGATGAAGAATCTATCGAAAAAGCAAAACAAAATTATGCGGAAATCGTACAAAGTGCTACCAAAGGATTAGATGACCAAAGTGTTATTGATTATTTTAATAGCATGTATCCCGATTTGCAGGAAGTTGTTGGAGGTTGGGAATTTGAGGTTAAATTCAAAGCTGCTGTTGATGACGATAGTGATGACTTTGAAAAAGGTGTTCAAGATGCGGTAAATAAGTTTGATACTATAGAGGACATTAAAAATTATAATCCTAAAGTTGCCACAGATGAACAGAAAGATGCATATTTACAGCTCAAACAATATGCTGATGAGTATGGCTTAACTCTTGACCAATTGATTGACAAATTGGTTCAATTAGGATTACTCCAATCTCAGTCAAAATCTGATTTATTAAATAAACTGATTCCAAGTAAATCTTCTCCAACAGCAGGTGTCGCTTCTGTACTGACAGATACTATGGACGGTGTAGATGCTGATGAAGCTACAAAGTGGGTAGAATCTCTCACTGAAGAAGAAGCTAAATTGGCTAATTCAAAAGATTTTGAAAACGCACTAGAAGAACAGAAAAAGAAGTTGAATGGTGCTAGCTTATCAGCAGATGATTATGCGGCAGCATTACAGGCTGTTAAAGATAAACAAAATGAGAATTCCGAAGAAACACCGATTTCTTCCACCGATATCCTCGCACAAGTTCAAGCTCTTTCAACAGGTTTAGACCAACTTGATAAAATCTATGCTGATGTATACGATAAAGAAGATTTCGACTGGTCATCTATCCTTAATAATGATGGATTTAAAGAAGCATTTGGTAACATGACAAATGTTACTGAAGAATATAAAAATGCTTATGATGACTTTATTGAAACCATTAGCAACAATCCATCTGATCTATCAGCTTGTCAGTCTGCTTTTGATAATCTTGCTACAGCATATATTTATAATTCTGATGCATTGAAAAATGTGACAGAAGAAACAAAAGCGTCTACTATTGCTATGCTTAGTCAAATGGGAGTTGTAAATGCTGCTGAAGTTGTAAATTATAGACTTGGCGCAAGTGAATCATATGCGGCAGATACAGGAAAAGACTTAGAAAGTGCAACTTTATCAGAAATAACAGCATTTGCAAAAGAAGCTGATATGTCTGATATTACAAAAGCATCATTGGCTGCTTATGTTATAGAAAAAATCCATGCTGCAAGTATTACAATCACTACATCTGCTGATATAAATAATTTAACAGCACTATGTTCACAACTTGGAGTAGCTGGAACAGCACTTGCACAATTTGCAAGATTAAAAGCTATTGCAATGGATACGAGTGGAAAATATACAGATGGGTATAAAGAATATGCTACTACTGCGGCAGACCAGATTTTACAGAACGCAGTGAATGCAGCGCAGACAAAATATACACCTCAATTTGGTGGTGGCTCTGCTACAAGTAAAGCGATGGATGATGCTGCAAAATCAGCAAAAAAAGCTTCAGATACAGCAAAAGAAACCGCACAAACTCTTGATTGGATCGAAACAAAATTAAAATTAGCTTCTAAGGAAACAGAAAAGCTTAGCAAATCTTTCGACAAAGCGTTTGGTATGAATCAGACAAGAGAAAGATACCATGCTTATATTTCTCAGATAGAATCCGAGATCCAGGACAATACAACCGCCGCACAGGTATATCAAGAGAAGTTAAATCAGATTGGTTTATCCTATGAGTGGATCGCAAAGATTCAGTCAGGTGCATTTTCTATTGACAGTATTACAGACGAAAATCTCAAAACTCAGATATCCGAATATCAGACATATTCAGATAAGTTAAATAGCTGTTACGACACTATTGAGAGTCTTGAAGAAGAACGTCTGCAAGCTTCTGTTAATTATGCAGAAAAATTAATTGACTCCCATGAAAAAGAAATAGATTCGATTAATAAACTGATTGATCGTAGAAAAGCATTAGTTTCCTTAAAGGAAACATTCGGTTTATCTGCTTCCAAATCTGATTTGAAATATCAGCAGGATCAGTATGAACAGGAAATTGATGCCCTTGAAAGACAGAATAAAGAGATATACGATCTCATGTGGACTACTACTTATGGTGACGAAGCATGGCAAAAGTATAACGACCAGATGATTGAGAATACTTCCAGTATTCAAGATCTCACACAGTCTCTTGCTGATTTAGCATCTGAAATGGCTAATCTTCCGATTGACAAGTATGAAAAAGCTTTAGATAAGATTTCTGCAAAGAATGATTTACTTGATGCAAAACTTGAGAATGCTACGAGTGATAAAGCTAAGAGTAAAATTATTGGTAGTCAGTTGAAGCTTACTAGAAAGAAAGATAACAGTGCTCAGTCTGCGGCTAAAACGACACAAAGTAATTTGAATCAGTCGGTTAAGGATTTAAGAACTGCAACGAAAAAGGATAATAATATATCAGTTTACAACGTTGACGCTTTGGGTCCCAATGTGAAAGCAAGAACTGCGGTAAATGACTACTATAAAAAAGTACAGAATTATACAAAGGCGAAGAAGCAAATTCCAGCTTCTTTAATTTCTAAAATTTCTGGTGACGGATACTCTACATTATCAAAAGCATGTGCTAATTACAATGCTGCTTTAGTTGCCAACGACACAGCACAAGAAACGGCTGCTTTAAGTAGAGAGACTATCAGACAGGAACTTGCTGATTTAGCGGAACAGAGAGCGAGTCTTGCAAAGACAACTGCTGATTCCAAAGTTGAGAAATATGATTCTAAAGACGAACTGTATGATGCTAAACTCGACAATGCTACTTCTACTTCTTCTAAGAATAAACTGATTGACAGAAAGATTTCTAATATTAACAATCGTCAGAGTGCATATAATACTGCGGTTAAAACTGATAATAAGAATATCAAATCAGCACAGAAAAATATCAGCAAAATCAAGTCTACGAAAAAGAATAAGAAGATTCTTGCTTCTATCAAGAAAGCTGCTAAAGCTGGGAAACGTATTTCCCAATCTTTGTTAAACAAAGCCGCAAAACTGAATGATGGTGGAAAACTATATGATGCATGTATTCAGTATAACGCTTATTTAGATGCGAAAGAAGCCGACAAAGTTACTGCTGATTTATACAAAGAAACAGCAAAACAAGATAAGGCTACTCTTGCAAAAGAAAAGTTTGATAATATTGCGTCCAAGTATGATAATAAAATTTCTAGCAATGAGCAGAAAAAGACAGAAATAAATAATAGAATTTCTCTCGTAGAGGAATTTGGTGGACAGGCAAATGTATCTGATTATAAGTCACTTATCTCTGCTGAAAATGGAGAATATAAAAAACTCATTAAAGAGCGTGAAGAACTTCGGAGAAATTTAGAAGAGTCTGTTGTAAATGGTTCTATCAAAAAAGGCAGTGATGAATGGTATGATATGGTCGCTAAAATCAATGATGTAACAAATGCCATAGATGAATCCATTCGATCAATTAAACAATACCAGAATGCCCTTCGTCAATTAAAATGGGATACTTTTGATAAATCTCTTGAAACTGTAAAACGTGTCAACAGTGAAGCTGATTACTACATTGATCTTTTGAGTCATAAAGATATGACTGATAAAGACACTGGTAATTTCACTGAATATGGTATTGCTACCATTGGATTGCACAAGACGAATTATGACAATTACATTGCGCAGGCAGAAGCATATCAGTCTGAATATGATAAAATTATGAAACAGATTGAGAAAGGTGAATTGTCTGCATCTGATGAAAATGTTATTCAACGTTTGCGTGATTTACAGGATGCTCATAGAGAGGCGAAGAAATCTGCTGAGGATGAGTTGGAGTCTATTAATGATCTTGTAAAACAGGGTTATGAAGCACAAACAGATGCGCTGAGTAAACTGATAGAAAAATACAAGAAATTAAAAGATTCCGAGTTAGACGCCTATAAATATCAGAAAGAAATTGCCGAAAAGACAAAACAGATTGCTTCTTTACAAAAACAGCTTATTCCTTATAGTAATAACGACACCGAAGAGTCTCGTGCACAAATTCAGAAGTTAAAAGTCGAATTAGAGAATGCCAAATCAGATTTAAAAGATACACAGTATGAGAAATTCATATCTGATACTGAGGATATGCTTGACGATCTGATGAGCGATTATCAGGAATTCATTGATGAAAAAATCAATGATACAAATACAATTCTCGATAGTATCAAAGAACTTCTTGGTGGCAATGATGGTATTATTGCAACACTGAAATCCTTAGATTCTAGTCTGACAAATACTACAAAAGATCAGATTGATTCCAGTACTACCAATGGCGGTGACGGAGGACAAGGCGCAAAGGATTATGTAAATAATACTGTTACTAATGATCGGAATACTATCAATTCATCTCATAAAACTGGACTTTTACGACCAACAGCAGTTGGTACTATAACTCTTGATAATTCCTTGGAGTCAAAAAAGAAAAATACAACTTCTATTGATGATAAGTTAAAAACTGAAAAGAAAGCAGTTAAAGATGCCATTAATTCTGGTAAATCTCGCAGTAAGAAATTAACTGATAAAGAGAACAAAGAACATGCTGACTTATGGAAGTATATTGTAAAGAATTATGGTAGAACTCCTACTAATAAAATGTACAAGAAGTTAGGTGGCATACTAGGCGTAAAAACAGATGACACGGTTACATCGAAACAAAAAACTGCTATTCTTAATAGGATGAAATTTAATGGCTATAAAAAAGGTTCTGAACACATAGACAAGAGTCAATTAGCATGGATGCAAGAAAATAAACGAGAACTGATTTATCGTGCTTCTGACGGTGCAGTTTTAACAAAACTTAACCCAGGAGATAAAGTGTTCACAAATGAGATGACTGAGAATCTTTGGAAACTTGCAAAGACGAATCCTTCTCTTCTTTACTCTAGTACTAACTTTGTACCAAAATTACCTGATATTGCAAAATCCGCTGGTACATCTACGATTGTTGAAGTTGGCGATATCGTGATGAACGGTGTCAATGATCCTGAAACATTCGGTAGACAGTTGCGAGAAGAAATTTGTAAGAACGGAAAGACAACACAATGTATTGCGGAAGCTGTTTCTGCTAAACAACTTGGCAAAAATAGAAATAGCATAGGCAATGCAAGGTTATATAAGTAACCACTTTTATCCCATGTAGGTGTCATAGCCTATGTGGGATTTTTATATGTAAAAAATCGAAAGGAGAATAAGCAAATGCCAAAAATAATTTTTAATGAGAATTTTGGTGTAGATGAAATTACTATCTTACTAGAAAGACGTGACTTTCATAAATACGGAAAACTTATAGATGCAACTGACATCGAATATAAAGATACATTAAATGCACCAGAGTTATCATTTACTGTATATAAGACAGAAAATGAATTATGGGATAAAATTAACAATTATAATCTGGTATATATTCCTGAGTATAATGAACATTTTTCTATTACTGTAAATACTACAGAAGAAAATACAACTCAAAAATCTGTTACATGTACATATCTTCCTGTAAATGAATTGCAGAATGTAAAACTTAGAAATATTGAAATTAATACAGAAGATGATATTGCGAGAGATGATTATGATGAGAACTACCCAACTATTTTTTATCGTGATTTATCTGCTTTTTCAGAAGGAAGTGAAATGTATAAGAAATTATATAACTCTTCTCTTCTACATCGTATTTTAGACAAAGCATCGAATTATAAAATTGGTCATGTTGATACTTCTTTGAAAAATTTAAAATCATGGTTTCAGTACTCTATTAATGACAGCAACGTATATGACGAATTAACTGGCGAAATCTCAGATGATTACCAATGTTTATTCACTTTCGATTCAACGACAAGAACTATAAATGCATATGATCTTTGTAATACATGCAAAGATTGTGGGTATCGTGGAGATTTTCATGATAAATGTCCTGAATGTGGAAGTACAAATATTGGTGGTGCTTATGGTGAAGATACAACAATTTATATTTCAAAAGAGAATCTTTCTACTTCTGCTTCTATTGAAAGTAGTGATGATAGTTTAAAGAATTGTTTTTATATTGTTGGTGGAGACGATTTAATGTCTTCTGCTGTTGCTATCGCAAATCCAAGTGGTACAAATTATATTATCAATTTTTCTGATGAAATGTATGAGAATATGCCGAGTGATTTAGTCGAGAAAATCAAAGCATATAATGCAAACTATCAAGAATGTATAAATAGCAGAGCATTTAACTTTTCTTCGAATGAAGTTAACCAATATAATCAGATTGTCAAATATGTAAATGAACATTATCCAAAAATAGATGATGACGGCAATAAAGTTGATAGATATAATACTATCTCATCTCCTATTGTTGGATATAAAAATATTGCTTCGCTATGTTTTGACTGCATTGATATTGGTTTAATTTTACAGACTTCTATGGGCAAAACAATAGAAATGGACAATCTTACAATTCAGGAAACAATGAATTTATTGACATTCGCCAATTTATCGCCAATTGCAGTGAAATCAAATATATCATGGGTTGCAACAAGCGTCGTGTCGAATACCGTGTTAGGTGCTTGCAAGGCATTAATTAATACTGCATTATACAAAGTTGAAATTGTAGATGCCTCTTATTCTAAAGATAAACATGTTTGGAAAGGAAAATTTAAACTTACAAGCATTGAAGATAAGACGATTACTCTTATTGGAAGCGAAGTATCTATTGCAGTAAATAATGATATGGAAAAATATCTTAAGCAAAATATTCAAAGATGCTTAAATAAACTTGATACAAATTATAAAGATCTAAAATCTTTAGAAACATCTGATTCTGATTTTCAATCTGAATTGGCTTATTACAGTTTCGATTATCTGAGTAGTTTAAAAGATTCTTTTGGAGATGTCTTGGGAATTATTTTAGAGTCTGAACAGGATGAGTTAAAAAATAAATATCAGACTTGGTATAGTAATCGAGTTGGGTGGCTTGAATCAGAAATGAATAAAAGACAGTTACAAATTGATGCTGTCCATAGATTATATAACTATGATAATAAATCTGGCACTGTATATGATATTCAAAATTCTCTGCAAGATGAATTAAACTTAGAAACATATCTTGGGAAGGATATGTGGACAAAATTTTGTGCGTTTCGTATGGAAGATACCTATCAGAATGATAATTATATCTCTGATGGATTAGATAATGGTGAGCTAGTAACTCGTGCAACGGAACTGATTGACGCTGCAAAGAAAGAGTTATATAAAGCAAGTCATGTACAATATACAGTTACTTCTACTATCAATAATCTTCTTGCACTTCCAGAATTTAAACCTATTGTGAATAAGTTTGAAACAGGTAATTGGATTCATGTATGTGTAGATGAGAAGATATATTATTTAAGATTACTCTCTTATAAAATTTTATATTCTGATATTTCAAAAATTGAGGTTGAATTTTCTACTGTTGAAAGAACATGGTCTGGTTCATCTGATATTCAAAGTGTCATTGAAAATGCACAATCTATGGCATCTTCATTCTCATATACAGCTCAAAAAGTAAAAAATAATGTTGTTGCTTCTAAGTATGTTCAAAACTGGGTACAGAAAGGAATGGAAGCTACTACAACAAAAATTGTAAATAGTGCTGATAATCAAAATGTCGTATATGATTCTAGTGGTATTTTATGTAGAACATATGACGATTTAATTGATACATACGATTTATGCCAGTCACGTTGGATTAATAGTGGTTTATACGTGACTGATGATGGTTGGAAATCTGTTAAGGCTGCTGTAGGCAAGTATATTTATATTGATCCAGAAACAGGTAATGAAGTAACTACTATGGGTGTTATTGGAGATACTATTGTTGGCAAATTAATTATTGGGGAAAATCTTGGAATATATAACCTTAATAATTCTATGACATTTAATATTGATGGCTTAAGAATTACAAATGGAATAAACACATTTACTGTCAATCCAAATAGTGTAGCAAAATTATTGAAAATTTCTAAATATAATACAGATATTTTTTATGTAGATGATAATGGCAATTTGAATTTGACAGGAAATGTCAACGGCTGTAGCTTTGATGGTGGAAAGATAAACATAGGCGATGGTAATTTCGTTGTAAATGAAGACGGATCAGTAATCTCCAAATCAACAATTACAGGAGCAACTCTTCGTGGTGGAAGTATTGGGATTGGTGGAAACAATAATGATAATTTTGTCGTAAATTCTGATGGATCTGTTATTTCTAAAGCTTCTTTTAGTTTTGGAAATGGTCTATTGACTTATAATACAACGAACGGATTGTCCGTAAAGGGAAATATTTACTTAAATAATGCTTTAATGATGTGGCACGCAGAGGACGAAGGCGGGTTTGAGGCTAGGTATGAAAAAGCACTTTCTTGGATGTATACAAGTGATGCATGGTTCTTACAAGTTGGTGGTGCTGGATGTCGGATGAACTCTCTTGATGTTTCTAATTATATTCAATGTGATTTTATCAATGCATCAAACGATATTTCATGTAATAATATTGACTGTAGAGGTTCTATAAATGGTAACTCTTCCACTGCAACAAAATTAAAAACTCCACGCACTCTTACGATAGGTCGTGCTGGAAGGGTTTTTGACGGTTCAGATAATATCTGGTGGACTTTGGCAGACATCGGTGCTGCAACACAAAATGAAGTCAATAGTCTAAAATCGAGAATAGAAGCATTAGAAGGTAGAATAAATAGTTAATTATAATAATAAAAAGGAGTCAGAGGATGAAATTAAAAGGAATTGATATCTTAAATATCAGTGAGGTATTTTCGTTTCTTGCTACTAAGGAAGTAAACTTAAATACCGCTGTTACTATTGTGAATAATATAAAAATATTATCTGTACCAAAACAGGTATTAGATGAGAAAAGGAATAAAATTGTTGCCGATTGCGCATTAAAAGAAAATGGACAGGTTGTTACAAACGATGATGGTTCTGTGAAAGAAATTATAAACAAGAAAGAATTTAACAAAAGAATGTCTACTTTATTTTCAGAGGAGGTAGATGTAGATGAATTAAAATCTATTGATATGAAATCATTGTCGAACGTAACTATCTCACCTCAGATGCTTGCAGTCTTAATGAGTTTCAATTTAATTACAGAGGAATAAAACATGAAAGGATGTACAGATTTTGAATATGCTGGTGAAATGCTATCTGATTATGGTATGATGCTCTGTTTTTTTGATAGTGGAGGCGGTATAGAAACCGTATCTTCTGGAGCAGATGTTACCTTTAATCAGATAAAGCCTATCGGCAGCAATCGCTTTAATTTATATTCTTCCACTTACGATACAGCTTTATCAGCTACTTTTCAGATATGTAAGAATCCATGTCGATTAAAAAATCAAGAAGAAATGAGACTTTCATTTGAGGAAGTTTCAGCTATACAACGATGGCTGTGTCGTAAAGATGGGTATAAACGCTTTAAATTAGACAAGGAAGGCTATGAACACGTATATTGGAACGGAACATTCAGTTCAAAACAAATTGTCTTAAATGACCAAATATTAGGCTTAGAACTAACATTATATACGGATGCACCATTTGCTTTTATGGATGAAGTATCTACTGAGTATGAATGCTCGGCAGGTACTTCTTTTGATTTATGGGATAACTCCGATGAGACTACAGATTTGAACAATTCTCTTAGACTAGATATGGAAATTACTATTTTATCTGAAGGAATTTTTAAGTTGACAAATTCTATGGATACAAAATCTTTTATACTAAGAAATTGCAAATCTGGTGAAGTAATAACAATTGATGGGAAAAATCAACTTATTACTTCTTCTCTCTCGTCTCATAATTTAGCAAATGACTTCAACTATTTCTTCCCACGAATTATTAATACTTATGAAGAACGGTGTAACACCTTTACGCCTAATTTAGATTGCAAAATAAAAATAACCTACTCTCCTATTCGGAAAGTTGGAATTTAGGAAGGAGATGTATACAATAAATGAGTTTAGTTTTTAATCAAAAAATCACATTGGACTTGACAATATCAAGAGTGCAGAATGTGTATTGTAGTCAAGATGATGCAGATTCAAGAAATATACTTATTACTTTGTCTGACAATGGGAAACCATATAGTATTCCTTCAGAAGTAAGAATACTTTTAAAAATTTCAAAACCAGACAATACATATGTATATATAGATGAAGATGATGTTGATCATTTGTTTAGGAATGATGATGGTACAATATCCATTATATTGTCAGAACAAGCAACATGTGTACCAGGTATTTGTGAAGCAGAATTACAGTTCATAACTCCAAAAGAAACTATATCTACAAGACAGTTTAATATTATTGTTAAAAAATCAGTAATAAATGATGAAGAAATAGAATCTGTCATCGAATCTAATATTATTCAAAAAATGATTCGACATTTGATTGATTTTATGAATCCACATAAAGTAAATAAAGAACAAGTTGGACTCGGCAATGTGCCAAATGTTATAACAAACGATCAGACACCAACATATGAAGAAGCTGAGGAATTTGAAAATATCTCTAGTGGAGAAAAATTGTCTATTGCGTTTGGAAAAATTCAAAAAGCCATCTCTTCATTACTTGGACACATTAATAATTTCGATAACCCACATAAAACAACAAAAAGTCAGATTCAATTAGGGAACGTTGATAATACTTCTGATGTTGATAAACCTGTTTCCACAGCACAACAGAAAGCAATTGATGGTGCTTATGCCAATTCAAATAAATACACAGATCAAAAAATAGCAGATTTAATCAATGGTGCTCCCGAAACAATGGATACATTGAAAGAAGTTGCAGATGCCATCGAAAAAAACAAATCTGTTGTAGAAGCATTAGATAAATCTATAGGAACAAAAGCAAATCAAAATGAATTAGATACTCATACAGGAAATGACACTATTCACATTACATCAGATGAAAGAACTAAATGGAATGACGCAAATAACAAAAAACACACACATTCTAATAAATCTGTTTTAGATGGTATTACTTCGGAATTGGTTCAAAAATGGACTGAAACAAATTCAAGTTCTGTTACCGGAATCAAAGGTGTAAATGAAGATTCTTTCCGTAGGGGCAATGTAGAACTCACAGCAGAAAACGTTGGCGCAGTGGCAACCGGTGGAGATACAGCCGAGAATACAGCAACCTTTACGAGTAGTGATGTAGCAGACGGATCAGCGTCAGCGTGGACAAGCGTATCAAAATTATCAAGTGGCGAAAAACATTCTTCTATTTTAAAAAAGGTGTCACAGATGTTCAAAAATGTGCGGTATCTCTATAAGATGCTTGGAACGACAGACATTTCTAAGATTGGGAATGGTACTTGTACCGGGGCAATATCATCGTTAAGCAGCAGTTTAGCAAACCACTTACCATTATCCGGCGGAACAATGACTGGCACTATTATTGGACAACATAAGTTACCAGGTAGTACGGCTTCAGATTCCAATGGAATGGTTCTCGGTGTTCAGACAACAGGCAATACAGGAATTTTTAATGGTAACGGAGATGGAAATGGGGCTGACGTTGCAAATCTAATCATCAAATCATGGTACGGAGTTGGATTTGTAGACGGTTGT